TCAAATGAACAACAGCCCACGGCTATCATAGACCGAAGCGCCGTTATCATTGCCGCAGCGGATAGCACGGTCAAGTGCCATTATCGTTGCCACGGCACCGTCGATTTTCTCTGTGGATTTCTCCTTGTCCGGCTTGATGTTGCCGGCCGGGTCGGTGCGGATGAAAATGTTGTCTATCATCCAGCGGAGAACGGGATGCCCGCCGTGGGCTATTTTCTGTTCCAGCACCAGCTTCATCAGCTCCTTGGTGGGCGGGGACATATCCTTGAAGCCCTGTCCAAAGGGAACGACCGTAAAACCCATGCCCTCAAGGTTCTGCACCATCTGCACAGCGCCCCAACGGTCGAAGGCAATTTCTCGAATATTAAAACGCTCACCCAGGCTTTCGATGATCTTTTCGATGTAGCCATAGTGAACGACATTGCCTTCCGTGGTCTGTAAAAAGCCCTGCCGCTCCCACACATCGTATGGCACATGGTCACGCCGGACTCGGAGGTCGAGGTTGTCCTCCGGTATCCAGAAGTACGGCAGGATGATGTATTTGTCGTTCTCATCTTCCGGCGGAAACACCAGAACGAATGCTGTAATATCCGTTGTGGAGGACAAGTCCAGACCGCCGTAACAGACACGGCCTTCCAGATCATCCTCGCTGACGGCAAACTCGCATTTGTCCCATTTCTCCATCGGCATCCAGCGCACTGCCTGTTTCACCCACTGGTTAAGTCTCAGCTGCCGGAAGGAGTTCTCCTCGCCGGGGTTCTGCTTGGCAGACTCGCAGGCGTCCTTCACCTTGTCGATGCCGACCGTGATGCCGAGGGACGGATTGGCTTTCTTCCAAACCTTCGGGTCTGTCCAATCGTCCGATTCCTCCGCACCATAGATTACAGGGTAAAAGGTGTGGTCAACCTTCCGTCCGGCAATGATGTCCTGCGCCTTCTGGTGTATCTCATAGCAGATGGATTTCGTATCGTTGCCGGCCGTGGTAATGAGGAAATATAGCGGTTGCATTCGGGCGTCGCCGGAACCTTTGGTCATAACATCAAAGAGCTTGCGGTTCGGCTGGGTGTGCAGCTCATCGAACACCACGCCGTGGGTGTTGAAACCATGCTTGTTGCCGACATCGGCAGAGAGCACCTGGTAGATACTGCCCGTTGGCTGATAAATGAGCCGCTTCTGGGAATCCAGTATCTTGACCCGTTTGGAGAGTGCCGGACACATCCGCACCATATCCGCCGCCACATTGAAAACGATGGACGCCTGCTGCCGATCGGCAGCGCAGCCGTAGACCTCGGCACGTTCCTCGCCGTCACCGCAGGTGAGCAGAAGTGCCACCGCAGCGGCAAGCTCGGACTTGCCTTGCTTTTTCGGAATTTCAATGTATGCTGTATTGAACTGTCGATAGCCGTTGGGCTTGAGGACACCGAAAATGTCCCGGATAATTTGCTCCTGCCAGTCAATAAGCTCGAAGGGCTTTCTTGCCCAGGTGCCTTTGGTGGGGCACAGACTTTCGATGAACATGACGGCATAATCCGCTGCGTCCACATCGTAGTGGGAGGTTTTCTCCATGAACCTTGTGGGCTTATATGCTTTCAGTTTTCTCGTAGAGACCACCTCCAGAGTATAAAAAATAGCCGCCACCGAAATCGGTGCGACCTTCCGTATAACGAGCAGCAGCCCCTTTCGGAGCCGTTGCTTTGAAATTTTGGTTTTTTACCAGTTCTCGCTGTGGAGCAGAAGCTCCAGCGCAAGTTGTGTGTTTTCATCGGTGGGCTCAATGTCCCAGCCTCTGTCGTAGTTGCAGACGATTTTGCCGTCCCGCTTGAGCATGAGCTTGGAAATGCGTCCGCCGTCGATACCCCACTCGGAGTCTTTGTCGTACTGCTTCATCCAGTAGTGAAAAACCTCGCCGTTTACCTTGATGCTGCTTTCTTTCCACATAACCGTGTACCTCCGTTTGTTTTGTTGTGAGTGTATATTACCGTCATGTTCGGGATATATCCAGTCATTTCGGAGGCATATAGTACACAATCATTCGGAGTAAAAACTGTGTATTTTACAGCGTTATTCCGGCTGATGGCAGCGGTGAATGGAGGCGATGATCTGCTCCTGCTCCTCCGGCTTTACGCCGATGGAGTCGAGAGCTTCCCGTGTGCCACAATCCGGGCAGATGAGGGTTTGGTTGTCAACTCTGGAAAGAGCAGCGGGTTCACTGTAGGCACGACCACACCGTGGGCAGATTTGAATCCGTATCACATTATTTTCTTTCATACCCGCATACCTCCAGGGATTTATCATAGGCCGCAAGCAGAATGCCTGGGTCAAAGTAAAAGGTGTCGTAGCCCTCAAGGCAGGTGTCCATGTAGAAATCCGATGGAACGCCGATTGGCCTTTCCTCATGCATGATATAGACGAAAGCTGTGACCGTTCTGTGCTTACCTGTGCGGATACCTTTATATTTCGCCTTAAGCTCCCGCTTGTAATAGAAATTGGGGTAGCCTTCATAGCGGTCGAGGGCTTTCTCGTCCTGCGCGGTCACTTCCCAGATAACGATGGGAACTTTACCGGTTTCACATTTCTCAATCGTGAGGTAAGAGCCGGTCTTGCTGCCCTTGAAAAGCAGTTCATAATCCTTGAGAACCGATGTGCCGATGATCCGTGCCGACGGGCAGCGCATCCGCATCTGACGGACATTGAGGTTGCTGCCGTAAGCGATGTAATAGCGTTTTTCCATAAAAAATACTCCTTTCCGAAGTTGCCTTCTACCACCGAAAGCCCGCCATCAGCGGGTTCGGGGGCCTCTGGGCTGCATCCTTCAAGCGGCTGCTCTGCCTCTGCGGAAGGCTGCATCCCCATCAAGGCGCTTCGTTAGGAATTCTCTTGCGGTCTTGAACTCGTCGCCAATAAAGCCGAGGCGAAGGAGCCAAGTGCGCATTGCGTATTTGGGGTTTTCGTTCTGCTGGGGCTTGGGGCTTGCGGTTCTAACCGTCTTTGCAATCTGGCTGAGTGCAAGGCAAAGCTGAATGTAGCTCTTGAGCTGTCCGGCGTGAAGCCCGTTCTGCTTGCCGTCTGCCGGTGCATCGAACTGGAAGAGCCGGAACTCGACCGTACCCTTGGTGAAGGTGGCGTGGAGGTTCAGCATATGATAGCGGCTGTCGTTGTAATGCTGGCTTCTGCCGTAGTCGGCGTTCTGGCTGCCGTACCAAATGTCTGCAAGTTCTGCCATCGTGGTGGGCTTTCTGCGGTTCAGCCGTTCCAGAAATCTGGGGTCGACCGTGCGGCAGTAGCGGCTGATGCGGCCTCTGTCGAGGTTCAGTGCGCTTGCCAGGAGGTCTTCGTGGCTTGCCATGATGTTTGCGAGGTTTCGGAGCGTTTGGGGCGTGTGCCCCTTGGCACCGATGTGGATGTGAACACCGCAGCCTCTGGTGGCATAGCTTTTTGCTCCGGCTTTGCGGAGGCGGCGAACCAGCTCCTGCAAGGTCTCCATGTCAACGTAGGTGAGGATCGGCGTGACCATCTCGCATTTCTCGCTGTCCGGGCCCGCGATGCTGACGTCCTTCTGGAATTTCCACTCGCGTCCGCTCTCATCCCAAGCCGACCAAGTGCAGTAGCCGTTGCGGCAAGCGGTGTTCTCGTACCGCCCGGTACCGAAGAAGGTGGCTGCCAGCCTTGCGGCCTTCTCTCTGGTGATGCTGTTCATTTCGACCTCGACCCCGATGGTCTGCTTCTTCATTTCGGCTACCTGGTTTTCTGTTCTCTGGCTCATGTTTGTGACCTCCGTTTTGGTTTGTTTTCCCTTTCGGTAGTCACATATTACCTCTGAAAGCACACTATATCCAGTTATATCTGAGCTATAAACTACACGATCTTGTGGTTCGGAAACTGTGTATATTACAGCAGTTTACGGCAAATATCCTCCCCGTAAGCCACGCTCAGACCGCAGCCGTTATCCCAGGCAACCATGATGCTGCCGATGTCATCCACACCTCGCACGGTGCCTTTCGTGCCGACAGGCGGTGCCTGTGGGTCATCCATCTGAACAAGCTCCACACGGGTACCGACCGGGTATTCCTTACGGATACGCTCGACCGTCTCTTTACTCGGAAATCTCATGCTGCGCACCTCCGTTTCTGAAAGCCGAAGAGCCGGAGAGGTTCTTTAGCAGTATTTTTCGAGCAGTCTTATATTCCGCGCCGATGAAGCCGAGCCGCAGGAGAAAGCAGCGGAATGCATATTTCTCATTGTCCGTGGGTTTCTCGGCGGCGCTGACCCGCTTCTGATTCCGTGCCATTTCACACAGCTTGCAGATGAAGGTGTCATAGGCTTTCATCTCGGCCGGGGTGGGAGTCGCCGGGAACCAAGGGAAGGATACCTTCGTGTCCGTGATTTCCAGTGGCAGGTCAGGGACTCCGAGGGCTTTCTTGATAAGGCTGCCCTTAGCAGCGATGAGTGCCTTGAGGTTTTCCAGATTGCTGTCGGTGAACAGACTCTTCGGCATGGAAATGCAGACGGCGCAAGGCTCGTCCTCGGCATCGGTGTGGCTCTGGTCAATGTCAAAGCCCTCATCGTAGATGTGCTGAAGAAGCCGCTCGATGACCTCGCTGTCGGCACGGTCGTCAAAGGAAAGGCTGCCGTTTCGGTCGATGGTGAAGTAATCCACCTCATAGTTGAATGTGGGCGCACCGCAGTACTTTGCGGGAACGCCGAGCCAGTCGGAGATGGTCTTAACCAGCCGCTTGCGCTCTGCGCCCTGTGCATTGATTGTAATCGTCATGTTCGTGACCTCCTTGTTTTATGGTAGTCACATATTACCGTCAGGCTGGGCACTTATCCAGCTATATCTGCACATTTCCTGTGTAGATTATATCGGCGCATTATCGCCGCCGGACTGTGCATACCACACAATTCCGCAGAGCACGAACCATACGCACGGAAGTGCCACGCCGTTGCCCCACATCTTATATTCCGCACTGTCGGAATGCGGGTTTTTCAGCCACTTTGCGACCTGCTTGTCGGACTTCATCTTGCAGCCGGTCACTTCGGAGTAGGTCTTGAACACCTTGTGCCAGAAGTACATTTCCTCATCGGTCGGTTTTTCCGTGCCGAGGTCGGCGCACCAGTTGTCCGGTAACCCCTGGAGCCTGGCGCATTCAGTAGGGGTCAGCCGCCTAACGGTGTATCCGCTTTGGATTGCGCCGGGGCCTTTCGCCACCAGAGTCGGCTGCAGTTCTTCCTCGAAGGTCGGTGCAAACTTGGCGTTCTGCCCCTGATTGAAGGTGTCTCTGCCAATGCCATAGCACACAGCGGTGGGGTCTTTGTAGTCCCGTGCAAGGACGGTCGGCGCTTTTTCTTTGGAAACCTTGGTGAAGCTACCCGTGGTCATGCTGTACACGGCATGGCGGTCAACGGTGTTAAGTGTAAAGCTGACATCCTCGTTGATGCCATCACCCTGGGGACCGTTTTTGTCCTCACGGCCGATCATGGAACCTTGCAGCACAAAGGTCTGCTGTTTCGTCCCTGCGTTGGCACACACCACAGCGGAGTGGTCACCGAGGTCACGAACTTCATCACGCTGATTCTGCGTGAAAGCGACCACGGCAATACCGCCCTGATTGCAGGAGGGATTGCCGCCGTTGCCGTCAAGCGTCCGTGCGGTTTCCGCTTCGTAGATCCCGCTGTGGGGATTATCCGACTTCATGGCATTGGAATCCTTGGAGCAGATACCGAAGGGCTGAAGGACGCAGGTGAAGTTATCCTTGTCTGGCATCCGCTGATTTCCTCCGGCATTCTGCTTGGTGAGGGTCGGAGAAACCTGCCCACCGTCCCAACCGCAAGGCTCGAACAGCGTCTGGTCGTTGCTGCAGGACAGGGTTGCGGACTTGTTTTCCTGGATGAGCGGTCCCTTGCCGCCGCCTTCGCAGCCGGAGCGGATCTTCATCACAAGCGGTACATTGTTGCCGCCCGTACCCATGCGGGAGGTCAGCGTCTGCACATTGCCGTCCTCGGAAAGTTTGACCCTGCTGTCGGTCGGATGGTTTTCCAGCGCCACCGCCGCAGGAACAACGCCTGCACGGAGCGTGGGAGAACACTCTTCCTCATAGCCGATGGTGCGGCTCTTGGCAGAATGCTCGGTGCAGAAGCCTGCCGATTCCATTACGCAGGGCGGATGACCGTGATTTTCCGCTCGGAGCGTTGCCGCAATATCCTCAGAAACTTCCATGCGGTCGCCGCCCTGGTCGTTCAGCACGATGCCGTTGCGACCGGTGGACATTCCACAGTTCACACCGAGGGTGGCGGAAGTGTCGTCCGTCAGACTGCCGTTGTATCCATCGAAGCCTGTCGCTCCAGCGCAAGGCGTAAAACTTCCGGCAGCTCTTTGCCACGAGCGGAAGCCCTCCGCAGAATACCCAGACAGGCCTTCTGACTCAAATAATATTTTTCCGGCACTTCCGCCTGCAAGATCTGCGACAAGGTAGATGCGGCGTCTTCGCTGGGGAACTCCCCAGTATTGTGCGTCAAGAGTTCGGTACGCAACGCTCCATCCGTCTCCCATGTAAAGGTCGGCATAGGGCCATCGTGCTTTTTCAGGCATAGGCACCTCGGCATTCGACTCGGCGATGCCGATGACCGCTTCGAGGACGGCTTTGAAGTCCTCGCCTTTGTTGGAGGAGAAGGCGCCGGGGACATTCTCCCACACGATGTATCTTGGATATTTGCCACCTGTGGCACACCTCATTTCTTTGATAATTCGGACGGCTTCATAAAAAAGACTGGAACGGGAACCGTCCAGACCGTCCCTTCGGCCTGCCACGCTCATGTCCTGGCACGGTGAGCCGAAGGTGATAATGTCCACAGGCTCGATCTTGCCGCCGTCCATAGCGGAGATGTTCCCGTAGTGCTTCATAAAAGGCAGGTGCTTGGTGGTCACCCGTATAGGAAACGGCTCAATTTCCGAAGCCCACACGGGAGTGATACCGGCAAGCAGTCCGCCCAAAGGAAAGCCCCCGGAGCCGTCAAAGAGGCTTCCGAGGGTCAAAGTCTTATTCGTCATGGGGTGCTACCTCGCTATACTTGTATTCCTTGCTGTCACGCAAAACGCTCACCTTCTCATCCGTACCGACCTGCTCGATGTATCTGCGGACAATGACATCGCAGAATTTCTCGTCCAGTTCGATGGTGCAGCAGATGCGGTCGGTCTGCTCACAGGCAATGAGCGTGGAACCGGAGCCGCCGAAGGGGTCAAGAACCACGCTGTTTGCCATAGAACTGTTCTGAATGGGATAGGCCAAAAGCGGAATCGGCTTCATGGTGGGATGGTCGCCGTTTTTCTTGGGCTTGTCGAACTCCCAGATGGTAGATTCTTTGCGACCGGTGTACCACTGATGCTTGCCTTTCTTCTTCCAGCCGTAAAGGCACGGCTCATGCTGCCACTGGTACGGGGAGCGTCCCAGCACCAGGGACTGCTTCTTCCAGATACAGCAGCCGGAGAGGTAGAACCCTGCGGCATCAAATGCCTTTCGGAAGTTCAGCCCCTCGGTGTCGGCGTGGAACACATAGATGGAGGCATCGTCCGCCATGACCTTCTCCATATTGGAAAAGGCATCGAAGAGGAAGTCGAAAAACTTCTCCGATGCCATGTTATCGTTTTTGATTTTCCCGGCGCTGCCCTCGTAGTTCACATTGTAGGGCGGGTCGGTAATAACGAGGTTCGCCTTGCGGCCGTCCATAAGGGCGGCGTAGGTTTCCTCTTTTGTACTGTCACCGCAGATGAGTCTGTGTCTGCCAAGTGTCCATACATCGCCCGGTTTTGAAAAGGTCGGTTTTTGCAGTTCTGCATCCACATCAAAGTCATCCTCTTCAGCTTCAATGCCATCGTCAAAAAGTTTTGATAATTCTTTTTCATCAAAGCCGGTGAGAAGCGGGTCAAAGTCCGCCGCCTGCAAGGATTCGATCTCCACACGTAGGAGTTCCTCATCCCAGCCGGCATCCATGGCCATGCGGTTGTCGGCAATGATGTAGGCTTTTTTCTGTGCTTCCGTAAGGTGGTCGGCAAAGATACACGGCACTTCGGTGATGCCTTCCTCCTTGGCAGCAAGAATACGACCGTGACCGGCAATTACGCCATAGTCACGGTCGATGATGACAGGATTGATAAAACCGAACTCACGGAGCGAGGAGCGGAGCTTATTGATCTGTTCCGGGCTGTGTGTCCGGGCGTTGTTGACATACGGCACCAGCTTTGTAATGGGAACGAGCTGCATTTCGGTCGTTGTTTTCATCAAACCAGCCCCCATTCCGCAAACTTCTCGAAACCGCCCACCGAGCGGATGTAGTTCCGGGCAATCTTCACAATCTCAGCATAGGGTCTGCCATCCACGGTATCGTCACCGATGGCGCAGCAGAGCGTCACAGGCTTGCCGGTTTCCTGGGCTTTGAGAAAAGCATAGATGTTGACAGACACATCTGCCTTGGATAGATCCTTACCGTGCAGACCGCCGCCGGTCACTGAGTCAGCCATATCCGAACCGAGCTTGCGGTTGGTAGCACCGGTGTCCACATCAGTACCGCCTGTCCAGTCACCGAGTGGGTTGATCTCCGCATCGGGATAAATCTCGCGCAGATGCTGTGTCTCGGCATTGCTCTGACAGAGGATGATTCGGTCACCGTCCAGAATGTATTTGCCGTCAAAGGGATGTTTGGAGAAAATGCTCCGTGCGATTTGCGACAGCTTTTTCTGCTCCTCGGTCACGGGCATTCCCTTGAAGATGCCGTTATCTCCGCAGCGGACGCCGTCTGCCTGATTTTCGGCAAGGTGACCGTCCTGCGGCACTTCCACATAGTCCACAGCGAGGTTTCCAGCAATGCGGTGAACGGCGGCGGTGATTTCCTCTATCGGAATACTCACCGAAGCCTCCGCAATGATGTGGCACACGCCGTGACCGATGAGCATTTCCACGGCGATGCGGGGATTTTCTGCTTTCTTGTATGCCAGGTCAACGAGCGCACCGGCAATTCTGTCTGCCAGCTTATCCGGGTGGCAGGGATTTACTTTTTCAAACATGGTGTTACCCCTTTCTTGCACGGAGCAGGCGTTCCATCAGGTCATCCTGCGGCGTAGACTCGCCGTATTCCGTGCTGCAGTTTTCTTTCACGATCTGGAAGATCTCATTCCAGAGCCGAACCGCCTGGTTCATGTAGTTGATGCCGATGTTGATAAACGGAGACGGGATCGGCTTTCCCGTGGTGGGGTGCTTGGAGAGGAAACCCATGCGGTTGGTCATTTCCTCGCACTGCACCCAACGAGCGGAACACATGGCGTAGCGCTCCAAGAGCTGCGGCGACACCTTTGCGGCGCAACCGATGCCTTTGAGCCACCGCCAGGTTTCCGTGTAAATTTCCTGTGCCTGCAGGACGCTGCCGTCCCGCTGCTCGGCGGAAAGAAAATCATGGGGCTTCGGCATATCAACACCCTCGACTTCGGGAATGTCCAGCACTTCAAGTTTTCTGCCACCGGGATTCCCGTTTTCGGCCTTGTCCTTGACTGCGGATTTCTTCCTTCCCGCACCGGGTCTTGCGCCGCCGCGCCCGCCTGTGTTATTCGATTTTGTGGGCATCCGAGTTCACCTCCCTTAATTACCCTTTTGATTTCGCCTTTTTCGCGCACGTGACCCCGGGCCGTTGCCCGACCGAAAAGGTCCCGGAGATTTTCATCCCCCTACCGGTCGCCGAGGTCGTGGTGGATCTTGGTGTGACAGGACTGACAGAGGCTCATCAGGTTGTCCCTTGCGTGAGTGCCGCCTTTGGAAACGGGCAGGATGTGGTGAACTTCCTGTACCGGAGTCAGCCGACCTTCCTTGAGGCACATCTCACAGAGGGGATGCTCCGCCGCATAGCGGTCACGGATGCGTTTCCATGCTCTGCCGTACTTGCGGTTAACATCGGAGCTGCGCTCGTATTTGTCGTACTTGCGGCGTTCCTCCACACGGTGCTGTTCACAAAACTGTCCTTCACAAAGATTGGGGCAGCCGGGATGAGAGCAGGGTCGCAACGGTTTCTTCGGCATCGTTTCACCTCCTTGGACATAAGAAAAGCCCCACGGGATTGCTCCCATGAGGCTGTCCTCGATTCTTTTTCGCTGATTATATCATATCATAATGTCGAGGTGGGCATCTACCGACAAAGGCGGGTATTTCCGGCGCCTTTCAGATCCGAATCGGGTCGGTGGGTAAAACCACTGCCGAAAGAGCTGCCTTATGCCATCTGCGAATGGTGCTTTCATCTGCGTTCAACTCTCCGCCGATCTGCTCCCAGGTCATGTTGTGGATGTAGCGGTAGCGGAGAACCATGCGCTCGTTGACATTGGCAACGGTGTCCACCGTCGACCGAATCTGCCGTTTCAAATCAACGAGGGTGTCAATCTCGCTGTTCACGACCTTTTCCAAGTCCATGATTTTCTCCAGACACCGCACGAAGGGTGCATCCGTGTGGCGGGAGGTTTGAACTTTCTCTTCCCACGATGGGGACGAGATGCCGCAGGCCATTTCCCGAAGGCGGCTGATTTCCTCAATGTTGGAGTTGATGCGCTGGTCGAGGCGGTAAGCTTGACTGAGATATTCCTTTGCGGTCATGCGGCATACACCTCCTCGTTCATTCTCTGAATCAGTACCTCGCCGTTCAGATCGGTCAGCACCTCAAACCAACCGGAGCGGAAGAAGTGCTCACAGTCCTGCTTGATGTATCGTGCTTCCTTGTCATGCGGGAACTTTTTCAGACGGCGCAGCGCTTTGGTGTAATCCTTTGCTGCCTGTACGATGATAGCGTTTGCAAGCCTTGTATAACAGTTTTCCATTCGTTTATCCCTCCAAGTTGGCCTTGACCGCATCGATAAGTGCGGTCTGGGTCTTTTCTTTTTTACGGAGCGCAGTCATGATGCGCTCGTCGATGGTGCCTTTGGCAATGATGTGGTGAATGACCACGGTATCGGCGGTCTGACCCTGCCGCCACAGGCGGGCGTTGGTCTGCTGATAGAGCTCCAGCGACCAGGTCAGTCCGAACCACACGAGAGTGGAGCCGCCTGCCTGCAGGTTCAGTCCATGACCGGCAGAAGCCGGATGGATGAGTGCCACGGGCAGCTCACCGCTGTTCCATCTGCGGATGCTGTCGGAATCGTCCAGCAGACTGAACGGGATGTGTCGTTTGTGGAGCCGCTCGGAGATGCGCTCCAGGTCGTGCTTGAACCAGTACGCCACAAGGACGGGTTTCCCATTTGCGGCTTCGATGAGATCCTCCAGCATATCCAGCTTGCGGTCGTGTATCTGAAACACACGCTTGTCCTCTCCGTAGACTGCTCCGTTTGCCATCTGGGAGAGCTTATTCGCAAGTGCTGCGGCGTTCCCGGCATCGATTTCTTCGCCTTTCAGCGAGATAACCAGGTCTTGTTTCATGGCATCGTAGGCTTTGCGCTCTGTTTCGGATAGCGTCACAATGGCGTCATTATGAACGCACTCCGGCATATCCAAATGGTCGACGGCTTTCATGGAGATGGTGATGTCGGAGATGGCATCGTAGATCTGTTCCTCCGCACCGGGCAGCGGCTTGTAGCTGAACACCACCTGTCCGTTGCGCTTGTCCGGGCGGAAGAAGGTGTTGCGGTAATGGGTGATGAACCGACCGAGCCGCTTGCCCATATCAAGGATGCGGAACTCTGCCCAGAGATCCATAAGACCGTTGCTGCTTGGCGTGCCGGTCAGGCCCACGATGCGCTTGATGCCGGGACGGACTTTCAGAAGAGTTCTGAACCGCTTTGCCTGATAGCTCTTGAAGGAGGACAGCTCATCGATGACCACCATGTCGTAGTCGAAAGGGATGCCGCTCTCCTCAATGAGCCACTGGACATTTTCTCGGTTGATGATGTACACGCTGACCCGCTGCCGGAGTGCCGCCTTGCGCTCTGTCTCTGTTCCGACAGCCACCGAGTAGGTCAGCCCATGCAGATGATCCCACTTGTGGATTTCCGCAGGCCATGTATCTCTGGCGACACGCAGCGGAGCGATGACCAGTACCTTGCGAACCAGAAAACTGTCGAGGCAAAGGTCGAAGATGGCGGAAAGCGTGATGATGCTCTTACCAAGACCCATGTCGAGGAATACAGCGGAGATTGGATGCTCCAGGATGAAGTTCGTGGCATACGCCTGGTAGTCATGCGCCTTGTATTTCACTGAGTATCCCTCCAATCTGTTCGGGGCTATCGATGCAGTACACCGAAAAGCCGAGTGCTTCTAACTGTCTTTTTCGCCTTACTTGCAGAGGGCGGAGTGTTTTGCCCGGTGCTTTCAACTCAATGAAGGCGATTTTGCCGCCGGGCAGGAGTACCAGACGGTCCGGTACTCCATCAAGGCCGGGGCTTGTAAACTTCGGTGCAAGACCGCCTTTTGTGCGTACAGCCTGCACCAGCTTTGCTTCTATCGTTTTCTCACGCATAATGACCTCCTGTGTTCTCAAAACTCGAAAAGTCCTTTACGTGCGCAAATGCGGGTATTGCGTGCTTGTTGCTCTTTATTCCTTCTTCTTTCGATATATAAGAAAGGTTAGGAACACAGGAACAAGACCGCCTGTTTTCTTTGGTACTTATGGGGCCGCCGCCGTTCCCATGGGGTGTTCCCATAAATGTGCCGAGCGGATCTGCTTCTCCCCGGAACCTGTTCCGAAGGATGTCGGGTACAGTCATTTTCATTAGGAACACTCCTTGGGAACAAAGACATACTGCGGACCGTAAAGCGGGATACGCACCTTGCTGTCCAGCCGCTTCCAGCCAAGACGGGCAAGGATGGCGGTCAGCTCGTTGCTGTCCGTTCTGCGGATATTGGCACGTTCCTTGCCGAAGCACTCGCACCAAATCTCCATGTTGGACACCTGGGTGCGCTTGACCGTACCATGCTTTTGGGTATCGCCGAAGTCGCTGCCTGTGAGGAAGTTGCGGCGCTCGAAGATGTCCATGCTGTCCCAATCCTCCGGGAGCAGCGTGTCGAGATACAGCCGGACAAGCCCTTCACGCTCGTCGGACTCCATCGCCTCCCGCTGTTCAGCCTTGGACAGTGCTTCCAACTCGGCACTCAGATAGAGCTTCTCGCCCTGCTTCACATACACCAGCGTTTCCGCCCAGATCTGGCAGATCAGCTCCGGGGTCAGATCCCAGGAGTGCTTGATGCCCGTACCCAGCGTCTTGACCGGCCAGAAGCGACGGTTTCCGGTGGTGTCACGGAGATAGCCGGACTCGGCGTTGGTTGTGCCGAAGAACACGCACTGGCGCAGATGCGGCGTCGCCCGTTTGCCGAATGCCGCACGGTAAATGTCGTTCTGTCGGGAGAGGAAGGAACGCAGCGTTTCCACCTCGGCTTTTTTCAGCCCCGCCAGTTCGCCGATCTCCAAGATCCAGTACCCCTGCAATTTCTCTGCAGCGGTCTTGTCCTTGGTGTCGCCCAGGTTCAGACTGTCGGAGAACCACTCTCCGGCCAGCTTTGCAATGAGGGTGCTTTTGCCGACACCCTGGGGACCGTTCAGCACAAGCATGGAGTCAAATTTGCAGCCGGGATACATCACACGCTTGATGGCGGCGCAGAGGGTCTTCCGGGTGACAGCTCGGACATACTCGTTATCATCGGCACCGAGGTAGTCGATGAGCAGCGTGTCCACACGGGGAACCTTGTCCCACTCCGGCAGATTTTCAATGAACTCCCGAATGGGATGGTAGGAGCGGTCGTCCGTGACCTTCGCCACGGCAATGTCATAGTTTCGAGCGGAGAAGGTGCCGTAATGGGAATCCACATAGCTGATAAGCTGGGCATCATCAGCATCTCGCCAGAATTTCGAGGGGTGCCGCCAAGGCACATCGCCCTTGATCTCCATGCCGTCCAGAAGCTGATTGAACACCAGCGGTTTCAGAAGCGGGTCGTTCATGAGGATTACGGTGAGGTTCTGCAGTGTGTTTTTTACCTTGCCGGCCTTGTCCAGCTCCAAGGCTTTCTGCCAGTCCTCGTCGGAGAACTCCTCGTTTGCCTGGGCTTTGCGCTCCTCAGCAAACACCGCTTTGACCTTCTCGTCCTTGAGGGCAAAATCCGACATGGCCTGGAAGGACGGCAGCTTGCTGGGTGCAGTATCTGGGGCACACTTATCGTCCAGGTCACGGAAGCGGTGCAGGCGCACCAGGTCAAAAGCGTTCAGCAGCCGACCGCAGACCGGGTCGGTGGCATGGTGGCTGTATGCGAATTTGCCATCGTAGACGATGACACCGGCAGACGAATCGGCGGGGATATAGTCGTAACGACCGTTCATCGCAGACGGCGCATACACTTCCGAGAGAAAGGTATCGATGGCTTCCTCCACGGTATAGGCTCGGCAGAAAGCACCCACCACACCCGGCTTTGTCAGCGGGTCGGCCTGCTGGGCGATACTGTGCTGCATCACCTCGGACTGGCGGCTGGAAACCGGCCAGGTGGAGGCGTCGTGCCAATCATCGTAGTGGGAAAGGTACTCATCCGGGTCAAGCTCTGCGCCGTCCTGCACCTTGTAGAAAAACTCGCCGTTGGCAGAGGTGGAAGGCCAATACATGAGCCGGGATGCCTCGTAGGTGGTATCGTCAAAGAGGTCAATGCCGATCTCCTTTGCCACCATGCGGGCGACTGCCGGATATTCCTCCTCGCTGATCTCCCGTTTCAGCGGAATGAGCAAACGAAGGCGGGGATACTCCGGCGTGTGTTTATGGGTGGAATAGACGCAGCACTTGAAATCGTGGAACAGCGTAATTTCATCCCAGATATCCGGGGTGGCGTAGTCCATATCCAAGGTAAGCAGAGAGCGGCACAGCACCATGCCGTTTTTGCGGCGACCTTCCCGGAGATGCCCTCCGACAAAACCGCCCACATCCTTGATGCCGTCCTGCTGACCCTTTTTCAGCTTGCGGTATTCTTCGACCGTTTCGGTGGTGCGGATGGTGCTGCCGCAGCGGGCGCAGAGATCCGCCCAGGAGATGTCCTGGTTCTTCCACTTTTTATCCATGCGGCTATTGCCGACTGCGATTTTCATCTGCGTACCTCCTCACAGTTTTCGGTAAAGTAACGGATAAGCTGACCTTTTCGTTTTGCTTTCTCGATCTCGATGCTCATGCCGCTGGTGATTTTCTCTCCGAACACCCACAGCTCGGCGCATTTGGAGAGTAGGACGATGTCCATGAACAGTGCCAAGTCACGCTCCCTGCGGTCATTGTCATTCATGAATTGGGTGAAATAGATGTGCGGTGCGATGGGTACGCACCCAGCTTCCACGGCGAAGCGGCAGTAAGTACGGGCGTTCTCCTGGTTCTTCAACATATCCCCGGCCAGCGGAGAGCAGATATACACCACAGGACGGAAGGCTCGAAGTGCCTTGGCTTCCTGCTCGATCTTCGTCAGTGCCTCGTAGGCAGTGGGGTCGTAATACCCCTCGCAATTAAATTTATTGACTCCCATTTGGGTCACCTCAGTCTTTCTTATAAAAATCGCAGACATAGCCGTCTGCCCGGAGCAGAAGCCCCGATGCCCAAGTGGGCGTTTGCCCCATGACGGAGCAGATATTCTCCAAAGAAGTATCCGGCGGTGCTTCGATGACCGCTTCATCGTGGACGTGCATGACGATGCGGTACCCGGCAGCATTCAGCCGGAGCATAGCTTCCGCAAGAATGTCCCTTGCTGTTGCCTGGACGATGTTCTCCACGAACTTGGGTCCGTAGCTTTCCAGCCGCAGCCACTTTTTCTGTTCGCCGACACCTTCATAGGTCACGGACTCATTGCCGAAGCGGTTCAGACCCATTTTCGGCATCACATACACGAGCCGTCTGCCGGAAGGCAGCACCACGAACATCATGCCGCTCTGATAATAGAAGCGAATGCCGTGTGTTTCTGTGGCAGTTCGCTCTCGGACGCAGGTGGAAGCTGCTTTGTCCACATCCCACCAGAACTTTGTAATATGGGGGTTGGACAGACGCCAGGCATCCACCAGCGGTTTCAGTTCTCCTTCCTGTAAGCCGTAGTTCAGTGCGCCCATTGCTTTCAGCGCACCCACGGAGCCACCGTAGCCAAGAGCCAGCTCGGCAATTTTGCCTTTCTGCCGCAGATGCCCGTTCACGCCGTGCTTTTCTACGGGGACATGGAACATCTGCGAAGCGGAAGCGCAGTAAATGTCGCCGCCCTTTGCAAAAACCTCCTGCCGCCAATGTTCCCCAGCGATCCATGCGATGACCCTCGCCTCGATGGCGGAGAAGTCTGCCACATAAAAACGGCAGCCGGGTTTCGGCACAAAGGCGGTGCGGATAAGCTCGGACAGTACCAGCGGTGCGGAGTCATAGAGCATTTCCACGGCGTCCGTATTGCCGCTGCGGACCAGTGCCCGTGCGGTGTCCAGATCCGGCAGATGGTTCTGCGGCAGGTTCTGCACCTGGATGAGTCGACCGGCATAGCGACCGGTGCGGTTGGCACCATAAAACTGGATAAGCCCTCTGGCCCGGTCATCCGAACCCACCACGGTCTGCATGGCCGTGTATTTCTTGACGCTGCTCTTGGCAAGCTCCTGCCGCAGGGAGAGCGCCAGCTCCACTTCACCGTCCGCTTTTTCGAGCATATCCGCCACGGCGGCTTTGGAGAGTGAATCTGCCTCCACGCCTTTTTCGGCAAGCCACGCCTTGAGCTGCACCGGACTGTTGGGGTTATCCAAGCCGGTGACGGAGCGAGCCTGCTCCATGTGCGTCCGCTTGAAGCGTTCATCACAGCGAATCGCCTGGGTGACGAGGGTGCGGTCGAGCATGATGCCCCGGTCATTGATCTGCTGGTCGAGGGTGTAGTTACGCCACTCCGACTCCGTGACCGGGAACTTGGAGAGCTTCTGCTGAATGGACATTTCCGTTTCCACATCCCGAAGGTTGTAGGCTTTGAAAAGCGACCATTTCTCCGGCGCATCTGTCGGATAATGTCGAATGGGCGAACCGTCTCTTGCTTTTGCCGGAGTGCAGAAATACCGGATGAGGTCTTTGCCTTCTTTGAGCTTCTGCTTTTCCAGACCCAGCACGGCACCGACGCCTTCCAGCGAAAGCGGCAGTCCAAGGGTCGCCGCCCAGACCATCGTGCAGTGCCAGGAGGACGGGTCGAGATATTGTCCGGTTGGGTATCCAAGATAGCGGGACAGACACACGCGCTCGAATTGTGCATTGAATGCCCATTTGGTCACGGCAGGGTCGGTCAGCGCAGAGCGGACATCAGCAGGAATCGTTTCTCCGGCAGCCAGATCCACGACCTTCACCGGAACACCGTCTGCTGAGTAGCCGAAAAGCAGTACCTCGAAATCCGGGGCTTCGGCATAGCGGTACACGCCGCATTTGGTGAGGTTCTCGGAGGAGAAGGTCTCAATATCGATGCTAAGTGTTTTCATACGCATTCCTTCCTGCGGAATATGGGTGGCAGAGGTCAATTCCTGCCACCCACAGAGCCGTCTGGGGTTACTTCAATTTCTTCATGCGCTTCTCGTGGTATTCCAGGTCACGGGAAGCCTGTTCCTTCTCACGCTTTTCGCGCTTGTGGTCATTGCTGATGCCCTGCACCAACCAAACGAAGAAGCCGATGCTGAGGCAGGCCCAGATGCCAAGGAGGGCGGTTACCAGGATGTTCTGAATCAGTTCCATTGTGCTGTACTCCTTTCTCAGGACAGGAAGTCGTCGTCCAGGTCGGTGGCGAAATCGTCAGCCGCAGAGGACTTGCCGCCAAGAGGCTCACCATCACGAACCTTCTGAATGTTACCCAGACCACAGGCAATGCCGCGGTTGCCGTTGGAATTGAAGGCGTAGAAGTTGACGGACACTCTGGCATAGCAGCCAGAATACACCTCGGAGCGATCGAGGATCGGCTGAACGCTGCGGTCCACGATCTGAGGAGCGGTGGTGCTGTTGGCGTTTACGAAGAAGCTGTTCTTGTAGGCTTCGTCATCACGCTCGGTATCGCCGTCACGGAGCGGGAGCTTCAGAGCCGCCTTATTGGGAATCTTCCCGCCGAACTTGGCGACGCCTTCCTTGATGGCAGCGTCCACGGCTGCGTTGATAGCGTCGAGGGTCTGCTTATCGGATTTCGGGATAATGAGGGATACGGAATACTTGGGGTTGCTGCCGTTGATGGAGGCAGGCTCCCACACGTTTGCGTAGGACAGGCGGACAACGCCGGTCACAACTTTGGTCGAATTCATCTTGTTAGCCATAATTACAGTTCTCCTTTATAGTCGGTAAAGTCTTGTTTTGCACCCGTGGTCGAAATAGCCGGACGCCGGTCGGATGCGGGAACGAGCGTCGGCTTTCCTTTGGGCTTGATGACCAGACTGCCGAGCACCTCAGCAAAGGTCTTTTTGCCCATGAGCTTCTCCATCTCAGTGATGGGAATGAGGGACTTCTTGAAGATGTCGGTATACCCGGCCGCACGGGCAGCAGCGACAACGGCATCCTCATCGGTGTACTTGCGATTGGTGCGGCTCTCCACCAACTTGTAGCCGGGCCACTGTTTTCCGTGGTTGACCGCTGCGTCCTGGGCGTAGGCCATGAGCTCATTTGCCCATTTGGTAAGGTCCTCCAGCTTGCTGAGAATGTCGCCGATCTCCGCATCGGAAAGCAGAGGTGGCTGGGCAAACTCGTATTTGGCAAGTTGGAGCTTGGCATCGGCTCTGGCTCGGCACTTGACCGCCGCCTTGCAGAATTGGCACCAGCTTCCGGGGCAGTATTCACCTTCGCCTTTGAAGGCAAGCTCGGCCTTGGGTTTCAGTGTCTTTTCCGCCCAATCCCGAAGCTCGGCAACGGAAATGACCCAGGTGCTGACATTCTCTCGGCGCGGCTGGTAGATGGTCATAGAAACTGTCTCAATGTCGTAGAGACAATCGAAGATACGGAGTGCGCCGAGCGCATACAGCATCATCTGCGGATTTTCCTCGGCATTCACCAACACGCCCTGGCCGTACTTCAGATCGATAATGTGGAGGAGCTTGTCTGCCACGATGAGGCAGTCGCCGGTGCCGAAGCCGTCCGGCACATAGCAGGAGAAGTCCAGCCGCTGCTCAATGAGCACCTTTGGGTCCGGGCAATCCTGCCGGGCTTCCTCAATGGCTTCCAGAACGAACTCCAGGTAACTGTCCGTGTACATCTCCATTTCATCGGAATCGTACTTGCTGACAGGGCGGGTGGAGCGCATCTTCAGTGCCTTACGGAGCTTGTGTTCTGCCAGCGCATGAGCGGCTGTGCCTTCGGCTGCGGCTTCCGTTTCTCTGTCCTCAAACTCCAATTCCAATCGAGCGGAGGGATTGCAGTGAAGCCAGCGGTGGGAGGAAGATGCCGAGAGGACTGCGTGACGATTAGGGGGCATCCTTCAGCACCTCCACATCTTTGAGCAGCGCCTCATAGTGCTTGGGGTCGATGCCGGAGAGCTTCGGAGCACCGTACTTTTTAAGGAGCGCCTGGATCTCGGTCGTGAATCCGGCTCGGCTCTTTTCACCGAGGACTGCTCGGACTTCCTCCAGCGTCAGTTCCTTTTTGGGAGCAGGTTCAGGTGTCTTCGGCTCTGCATCAACAGTCGGCTCATTCTGCAGCATGGCATCTGCCACAGCCTGAACGCTGTCCGCCAGGGAGCGAAGATCCTCGACCACATCGAGCAGGAGCTTGACCTTACTCATGTGTGCCACCTCCCATCGGAACTTCGGTGATGGCAATGGACGCGACCGAGTTGCCGGGAACCACGACCATGACCTTCTGCTTGGGCCCCAGAAGCAGGGTGAAGAGCTTTTCGCGGATGCTGACTGTTCTGCAAGTAACTACGCCGCCGTTTCTGGGCTTGTCTGAAACACGGATATTCAAGTTGTGTCTCATACGGGGTTACCGTCCTTTCCGGAGGGCTTGTATTTTGTTGCCTTCCGGTGTACCCAGAAAAATCGGGGATTTGTCAGGGTGTCTGGCGGAAAATTTTCAAAAACTTTTTTCTGCCTGCTTCGATGGACTCGGAAACAGACTGAAAGCTGGCCTCTTCAATAGCTGCGATTTCCCGCAGGGTCTTGCCGTTTGCGTAAAGCCGAAGCCGGCGCTGCTGGGTGGCAGTCAAATGTGAGAAGGCTTCTCGGATACGAGCGGTCTGTTCTGCCGAATCATCCTCCACGGCATATTCGTCGCAAGCACCGTACTCCTCGCCCTCGTAGTCGATGGCGTCGTAGGAGTAGCAATGGTAGCGATGGCGTTCGTCCTGCGCGTGCTCCGCCTTGCGGCTGTCGATGATGACGGCACCGATTTCGTCAGAAACCTCGACCTCCGTCACTGTTCCGTCCAGGAATGCGTATTTGATTTTCATAAAAAAATCCTCCGTTTTGATTTCTCGAAACGGAGGAATTCGGTGCAGCTGCTTTGGGCATAGTGAAAAAACCACAGTCCAAACGGAAACCTCCGTTTCGGTCTGCAGCAAACCCGCTCAAAAGGCAGCTACATTATTTACTTGTGCCGCCGGATACCGTTGAGCCATCAGTGATCGGATGATGCGGTATCCGGCGATAAGCAGTTTTTTGTCTTGCTTAGGACGATTTGCTTAGCCGAGGTCGGCTTCAATTGCGTACAGTTCGCTAAAGACTGCAGGCAGGTTGCTCTGATTCAAATCTTCAACGCTATGTGCTCCGTAGCGCTCAAACACGGAATTTACGACTGATGAACCAAGCTGTGCTTCAACAGCAGTGGCACTGTTTTCAATGTTGATGATCCAGTTTTTTCGTTCGTAGTCTGTCATTGATTCTCCTTTCCGTCCTTATAGCGCTATTCGGACTATGCTGTTTTCACTTAGATAAACCGGTTTTTCACTTTCGCAAATTTTTTTATGCGTTCGCAGAAATCAAATGAGTAAAAGTGTAGAAATCTCGACTTGAGTGTGATATAATAAAAAAGTACAGTCTTTGCATCGAGGATTTCCTTCAGTCCGGTTTACTGGCTTTATTGTAGCAAACTAGCTTACTTGAAAAGCGGACTGGACGGACAGTCACGGACACGCTCGGACAGAGAAGAAATTTTAGGACTAGGAGGTAAATGAGGCATGACATTTTCCGAGTATGCTTTAGGCCTTTCCCCGTTTATTTCGTTTGGAAAATCGGAGCACGACTACTTTACAGAGCTTGTCGGGAATTTTGTAAAAGATGCCGCAATGGACTCCTGCCAAATGTTAAAGCGACAGCCTGATACAAAATATCGCTACATAAAGGGGAGTCGCCCTATACAGCAAAAAGATGCGCAGTACCTTTATGACTACCGTGATCTGGATAAATTTTCAAAATGGATATGGGATCGGATGGATGACTCTGACTCCTATGACAATGTTGTGGATTGGCTGGCCAAGCATGATACTGCAGATGATGACCCTTCAACTGCCTGTGCCAAGCTGTTAGAGAACATCCTGCTGGATATCATCAATGGTTCTTCCATGCCACAGATCGCAAAAGAATCAGAAATAGATTTAGAGCTGATTGATGAAATACAGAAAAAAATAAAGTCGCTACCCAGACCGGCTAATGTGCCAGTTCCTGCAGTAGCGACTGAAGATGAGCAAAAGTATATTAGCGAACTATATTTGGCATATGGAGATGCCGAAGACATGGACTCTTTTTCAGGGAAGGACCTATCTAGTTTTCCGGATTATGCCGAGGACCTTGATGATCGCCGTGTTGACTTTTATGCTGCTGAAACTATACGACGCGGTGTGATGGAATTGGGTAGTGGCGGCCTGGCTAATCAATTTGATGTGTTGAAGGACGAAACATTCGTCGGAGTAAAGGATACTGCGAAACGAACCCATCCGAACGGCTTTGAACATATGCTGGCTGTAATGGAGCAAGCAGTCGTGACTCCGGTAACAAATTACTTACTAAGCACATCTCCATACTGGATAAGCGGAAAAATTAAAAAGGGTGTATGTCATCACCTCGTAAATGATGACAAACTGACATGGGTAAGGAGGAGAAAGAAGCAATGAATATTTCAACCCTTGGCTCTACATTTGAAATCTCTCTTCGTATCCTTCTGATGTTAAACGAATTGCAAGGCTCCTCCTTTGATGAGCAACAAATTGGAGCCGTTGATTTTATTTCTGTCTATGCAGCTGATTTTGGTTTGTTGGATGAAAATCTTCACGGATACAGCAATTACAGATTCAGCGAATACCCAGCCAGAAAGTACATAGTATCTTCAGCGCTGAAAGGCCTTCTGCTGGATGGGAATATCCGGCTTCACTCCACTTCAACAGGTTACAGATTTTCTATTACGGAGGCTGGGAAGAATATCTGCAGAAAGCTGACCAGCGATTACGCCGAAGAATACAGAATCGCGATTCAGTCTGTGATAAGCAGATATGACCGTGCAAACGTCGAACTGATGCTTCAAGAAATTAATAGAGTTACAGTACAATCGTTAAAGGAGATCGGGCATGAATAGATTTTATATTGAAAAACTCGTCGTGTCCGGTGGAGGACACAAAACAACCGTCATTGACTTTAAACCAGGCTTGAATTTCATTCTAGGACCTTCCAACACAGGAAAGAGCCTTATTATGGATTGCATAGATTATGTGTTCGGTTTTACCCCAAGAAAAAATCGACCTTCTAAAATCGTAGATAATAACTACGGATATGAGTGTATCGCTCTCCATTTGATAACAGGTAAAGGAACGGTTATTCTGGAACGCAAAATCGGGGATTCGAAAATTACTGTTAGCGGCACAGCCCCGGATGTCGATCACGGCTCCTACAGTGTAAGCCACAATGCGAAAAAGAATATTAATGCCATCTATCTCCATCTGCTTGGCATTGACGAGCAGCATCTCGTGCGTTCAGCAGAGAAAGGATCTAAAACTCAGGAACTAACGTGGAGAAGTATGCTTCACTTGTTCTTTATCCGCCAAGGCGATGTTGCTAGGGAAAGTTCCTCTTTGTTGTCTCCTGGAAGCATAGGTTCTACAGCATCGGCGGCTGTTTTGCTGTATCTATTGACCGGCCAGGATGCCAATAATCTTGAAGCTACTGAGGATCCCAAAATAAGTGAGGCAAAGAAAAAAGCTCTCGTCAGCTATATTCAAGAGAGGATAAACAGCCTATGCGCTAGACGGGAAAAGCTCGAGGATATGCTTTCCTCCGCAAACGTTACAGATCCCCGCACAAGCGTTAACCGTGTACGAAGAGAAATCGCTGAAATACAAGCGAAATTGGATGCAGCTACCCAAGAGAGCCAACAAATCATGTCACAAATATACGAGTGGAATGGAAAACTCTCTGAATCCAGAACCGTAGGACACAATTTTGCCGTGTTACGTCAGCAGTATCAATCTGATATCCGACGAATCGGCTTCATTGTCGAGGGGGCGGCACATACCTCTTCCGTACCAAGAAAAATCAGGTGCCCTATTTGCGGCGAAGAAACAGAGCGTGTGCAAGACACGTCTTTTATTGATGCATCTGCAGCTGAACTCGAAAAAATCAAGCGACATTTATCTGAACTAGGCGATGCTCAACGCAGTGTAGCGCATCAACAAGAAACTATTATGACAACAATTCATGCGTTGGAAGAAAAACGAGATGCGATAGATGTGCTTATTTCCAATCAGCTGCAGCCGCGGTTAGCAGCATTTGAGAAAGAACTTGAACAGCAACTCAAACTGATACAAATCTCAAGCGAATTGGAAGTTATTCGCCAGGATGAAATACAATATAGAGGCGATTTGTTCAGTAAAGAAACCGAAGAAATCTCCGATTCGCAAAAACATAGCATTTTCGAAGATTACGGGTATGATATTATTCATGGTTTTGAAGAAAAGTTGCGAGATATTTTAACTGCATCGAAAGTTGGCGGTGCGGCAACCGCCAGACTTAACATGGAAAATTTCGATATTGAAATCGGTGGCTTCAAAAAGTCTGTTTCAATGGGTGGCGGTTTCTGCGGGATATTGAATACGATTACCACGCTTGCGATGAGTGCATATCTTATCGATCTCGACCGTCCGGCTCCTGGCTTCTACGCTGTAGATTCATCGTTGACGCAGTTATCTGAGGCGGAGCATAAGGCACAAAGCGAAACTATTAAGCAGAATTTTGTGGAATATCTTATCGCTCATGCCCGTGAGCGACAGGTCATCATTGTTGAGCAGTCAAAGCGTATGCCTTTTGTTCCTAGTGAAAGTGAGAAAGACGGTGTTCATGTTATTCAGTTTTCCAGGAACAGGCAAGAAGGCCGATATGGCTTTTTGAATGAAGTTTACAATCCAGAGGATCGTTAATCCTCGATTGTCCACACGCAAAAGCAGGAGGCAAAATATGCGTATAAGTTACAATAAGTTATGGAAAATGCTGATAGACAAGAACATGAACAAACACGATCTTGCCGAAAAAAGCGGTGTAAGTTCCGCTTCTATTGCCAAGCTAAGCAAAGGGGCAAATATCACCACAGACGTACTTCTGAAAATCTGCGTGGCTATGAACTGCACCTTGGAGGACATTATGGAGACGGTAAAGGAGTAACGAGGAGGTGATTTCGTGCCGAACGTGGTTACACTCGATATGAATACCCCGTCGGTTCAGTATCTGTGTAAGAAGGATAAGAGGCTGGCAAGGGTCATCAAGATGGTGGGACCAATCCAATACACCAGCCATGATGAAAATGCCTACTCCTTTTTGACTCACGAGATTATTGAGCAGATGCTTTCTGTTAAAGCTGGGCAAAAGATATATAACCGGCTTGAAAAACTCTGTGGAGAAGAGATATCACCAGATCGAATCTGTGCACTTACAGATGAACAAATCAGAGGCACAGGAATGTCCAACGCAAAGGTTGAATACATCCGGAATATTACAAACGCTATTACAAATGGGACGCTTGACTTAGAGGCGCTGAAGCGTTTGCCGGACGAAGAAGTCGTTGCAATCTTGACAAAAATCCGAGGAATTGGTAATTGGACGGCAAAAATGTATCTGATTTTTGTTCTTGATCGCCAAGATGTTCTGCCCATTGAGGATGGAGCGTTTCTACAAGTATTTCGATGGATGTATAAGACACAGAACTGCAACGAGAGAATCGTAACAGCCAAGTGCAAAAAATGGAAACCTTTTTCTTCTGTCGCATCACGATTTTGCTACAGAGCGTTGGATGCGGGAATGACAAAAGAAAAGTTCCATCTGTTCAAATGAAAGGAGCAAGATAAAATGAGTGCAACAAACGAGAGAAATGAGCAGGTACGCGAAATTCTTGATTATCTTTATAATAAAGCCGTAGATGATAGCGTCAAAATTGATGAATCAGCATATAAGGGTTCTTTGGAAAAACTATTTTCTACCACGGCGTGGGGCTTTAGAGAGATTCTTCTGGTGGTCATTATCGGGATGCGACTCGACCACAACTTCAAAGCATCTACCGGTCTATACGACTGCAATCCGAGGGCAATTTATGAAGGACCCATTAAGGAATTTCTTATTGAAAAGGAAATCCCTCATCGGAAATCTGGCCCGTTAAATGTCGCAAAAGCTACCGTAGGATTGGATATGACTTGGGCTGCTCAACGCAGACCGTCTGATGTAGCAGAGGAAGTTGTCAACCTCGTCAATTATATGGAGGCAACCAGTTCGGATGCTGAAACTCGTATCAACGACGTCGGAATATCACTTCTCCGCAGACTCATTGCCTATTCCAATAGTGTAGAAGCCTTAGCTGTTTCCATTGAGCCAACTTCCGATCCCGAGTTTCTTTATTCTCTTTGCTACGAGTTGATTACAAAAACTCCAGATGCCGGAAATACGCCGCAGAAGATTGCGGCATATTTGCTCAAGAATTATCATACATATCTGCATACGGGTGTAGTTGTGACGGGCGAGGACGATCGAGCATCTGTAACAAGCACAACGAGTAAAAAGCCTGGCGACATTAACGAAGAAATACCCGAAGGAGTAATCCGTAAAGTATACGAAATCACAGTGAAACATTTTGACTTAGCGCGAATTCGGGACTCCTACGACTGCGTTTCCATCTACAATGATGCTAATGATGCTGATATCCACGAAATAATTGTTATTTGCCGTAGGGAGGATTGCCCGCCGGACATTAAGTTAAGTGGGCTTCATGGTTACCTTGGCAGCTACGCATATCAAGATATAATGTACTATTATTGGGATATTTTTGAGTGGATAGCAAACACATTGCAGCGAATGACAAATGAGGGCAGAATCGGTTTTTATTTCAATTTGAATTCATATATTGATGATATTAACACTTCCGAAAGCGTCAAAAAGCTGTGGAAAGACCTACACGAAAGCAAATAAATAAAACAAAAACGCCGTCAGTCCTTCATGAGGACTGGCGGCGTTTTTCGTAGTAGAAAATGTATTGTTGGATAATGCCTGCATTTTTCCCAAACAAATTGAACGGCGATTTTCCTCCACAGTCATTTTCAATGGCTCTTGAAATCCAGATGTCTATAGGGACGCAGGAGGTTCTTCCATAGGCGAATAAAGCAACACAGTTAGCAACTTTTTTGCCTACGCCGTGTACTTTTTGCAATGTTTCTAGAAGCTGCTCATCGTTGCAATCAAGCAATGCCTCCAAATCAAGGCTCCCTGTCAGCACTTGTTGAATCGCATCGAGAATGTATGGTGTTCGATATCCTAAACCACATTCTGCTAATTTCTCATCCGTCGCACAAGACATTTCCAGCGGTGAAGGGAACGAATAAAGGGTTTCATATCCTGTTTTAATACAATGTCCGAATTTTGAGGCAAGCATCTCTATAGATTTTGAAATTGCTGGGATATTTTTCCTCTGCGATATTATAAAAGTTATGAGCATCTCCCACGGATCTTGACGCAAAATACGAAGTCCACGACCATAAAGCATTGCCTCGTGTATAAATTGATGCTTGTCGCATTCCATTTCAAAAATGTCATTATAGCTTCTATTAAGATCGAAGTAAAAGCTCCAAGTATTTCTCCATGCATCGAGGCTGCAGGAAACAGAAAACCTATGATTTCCAATCTCCCTTATGTATAAAACTTCATCACCAAATATAAACCGATAGCCATCATCTTGCATTCTTTTGACGCGAAAGCACTGACCACTTAAAGCTATTTTTTCTAAATCAAAGTCATCTAGAATTTCTATCAGCATATCTCATTCCAATCATTCCAAGGCTGTTTCTTTCCGTATGTATTCTACAACTGCTTTGGCTACTGCCTCTGCCATTTTACACGGAACAGCATTGCCAATTTGCGTATATACCATTCCTTTATTTCCACAAAAAACATAGTTATCAGGAAATGATTGGATTCGTGCTGCTTCCTTAATTGTAATTCGTCTTAGGCGTTTTGGCGCTTCTTTGAACTCCGGCACGATAGTGCCATCCATCAATCCTTTATGGTAGTCGACAACCCAATCGCTTGGTGCATCCCCATAAAGATAGTCTTCATCCACAAAAGGAGTTTTGTTTCCGCCCATGGAGGCGGGGAGAGTATTGGCATACCCATCAACATTTATCGGTCTACCTTGTCCATTAAAATACATTCCGGCATATGGAGACTTTCTCATAATTGGATGTGTGGCAAATGTAATCTTTGCTGTACAAGTATCTGGATTTGTAACTGTGCCGGCTCGTCCTAGAGGCTGTAATAATGTTCGCACAATTGGTGCCTTGTTTTTCTGCTGCAAAAGCAAGTCATTCATACAATGCTCAAAAAACGGATCGCTATTGTTCCTGACCCCAATAAAAAACACTCTTTCACGCTTTTGCGAAACTCCGTATTCTGTTGCATTTAAAACAAATGGCACGCAGTTATAACCTAGAGCGTATGCGCGTTCTAGATATCTTTTGCGTACAGGTTCCCACTTTTCTAACATACCCAGAGCTTTGACATTCTCCATTACAAATGCCCTTGGACGAACCTTTTCAACCACATCGAGAAATGTAAAAATCAGTTTACTACGATTATCATCAGGATCCATTTTACCTGCCACAGAAAATCCTTGGCATGGTGGCCCCCCGAAAACAAAATCAACCCCTTGAAATTGATCAAGCGAATCAAGAATATTATTTACATCATCGTTTACCATGACCCCAGCAGTATGGTTGGCACGATAGGTTGCGGCTGCTTCACTCATGAGTTCATTTGCAAAGACTACTTCAATCCCCGCTCTCTCAAATCCAATATCCATTCCACCTGCTCCAGTAAACAGGGAAACTGCAGTCAGTTTATTCATCATTCTCTGTTGCCCCTTTACTGTTATCGTTGTGGATGCGAAAAACCAATGAATTATCTCTTGAGTCAAGATATATGTCAAACTTGGTTTTCCCTTTTTCTACACCCATATTTGACAAGATTGCCTTCGGCATTCTTACTCGCATATCCTGTTGCAGAATATAAGTGTCAAGGTAAATGCATGAATCTATCATGACGGCACTCCTCTTAGCTTGATTTCAGTCTAATTATAAACTGTTTTTAGTCTGAAGTCAACCGGTTCAGGCTGAAAACTTGAACCTCAGATAGAATTAAAATAGAGGCAACCCTTTTGAAATTTGCACTTTTACTAAAGATTGTCTTAATGATCTGGACGTTTAACGAATACCCCCAGTAGTTCAACGATTATTCGGCTGTTTAACGATTACAGCAGAGCAGAAAACCGCAATCCCTATAAAACGCACAAACCCCCGCCGCAGAATCGCTCTGCGGCGGGGTTCACTTATGTGCTGAAACGGTCGAAAAGCCTGATTCCAAGCGGTTTTTGGGCATAGAAAAAGTCCACCGTAATTCTATCAAAATTACGGTGGACTTATGGTGGAGCGAGACGCACGGCATCCGAACTCCTCCCCGTCTTCAAAACGCTGCATATCACGCAGTGTGATGGTGCTTTTATCTCCGCTGAAGTTGTACGTCAGCGTTATGTGGTCGTCGTAAACGAATACCGCGTTCACGAAGGTCTGGATCAGGCGCTTTTGTGCCTCTTTGTCCGACCAGTCAGCATCACGCAGGCTGCGGAGATAAAATGCGATATGGGATTTTTGCAGGTGGAAACCGCGGGCGATTTCCCTGTCGGCAATGGACGCCTTCAGGTCGGCTTTCTGCTGCGTCAGCTCGTCCATGCGCTTCTTGGTTTCTTCGGTCAGTATTCCGGCCTCAATGGCCCGAATGAGGTTTGATATGGCTGTGTCAGTCTGTGCGAGTTGCCGCTGAAGGTTACGCAGCTCCTCTTGACTGTTGTCCTGTGCAAGATAATACTCCCATGTGCGGTCAACGATGTAGTCCAGCAGCTCGTCGTCTTGCAGCAGTTCATGGGTGGCGTTGAGCACGGTGTCCTCAATGTCGGCCTGCCGCACGGCTTTCTTATCGCAGGAGCGGAAGCGCTTCTTGTTGGAGCAGATGTAGTAATTATGCTTTGCCCCGGTATGGCTCGTCCCGCTTTCCCCGAACATCAGAGCGCCGCACTTGCCACAGAACAATTTGTCCGTGAGAATGTAGTCGGCACGCGACCATGTTTTCGCCGGTGCTCGTTTGTTGATCTTCAGCATTTCCTGTACTTTGTTAAACACGTCGTCCTCGATAATCCGAGGAACGCCGTCCATGATCTCGCGGCCTTGATACTCGTAAATGCCGATGTATTTCTTGTTCTTCAGAATCGAATGCAAGCTGTTCTTGGTGAAGGGCCCGCCGCGCAACGTCCGCAGACCCATTTCATTCAGCTTGTCAACGATTTCCGTAACTGTCTTGCCGTCCGCGTACATGGTGAAGATCATCTTCACTGTGGGCGCGGTATTTTCGTCTATGATGAACTTCTTGTCCGGCCCGGTCTTGTAGCCCAGCGGGCGGTTTCCGCCCAGCGACTGGCACTTCTCGGCGCTCTCAGCACGGCCACGGCGGATGTTCTGCGAAAGCTGTAGGCTGTAATACTCCGCGAAGCCTTCCAGTACACTTTCGAGGATCACGCCCTCCGGGCTGTCCGGGATGGTTTCCGCCACATACTCGACGCGCACGCCGTTCTTGCGGCATTTCATCTTGTTTATGGCGATCTCCTCGCGGTTGCGTCCAAAGCGGTCAACTTTCCACAAAATGATAACGGAGAATTGCCGTTTGGCCGTGTCCTTCAGCATCTGCTGGAATTCGGCGCGGTTATCTGTCCGACCGCTCTTTGCCCTGTCAACGTATTCATGCACGATGGTGTAGCCGTGTGCGGCGGCGTAGTCCCTTGCGTTGGAGAGCTGCCCTTCGATGGACTGTTCTCCTTGACTGTGGCTTGAATACCGGGCATATACGACGGCCAGTTCGCTAACCTCCGGTTTTGCCATTGGCACCTGCCATTTAATATCTATCGACATATCTGTTTACCCGTTACGCCCTTCTGCGCCCAGCAGGAGGGCTTTTTCTGTCCATTCGTATGTGAATTGCCGAATCTCTCGAATCATTCCGTAGACCTGTAGGTTTTGAAGAACTGCATACGCACAGTTGTTTCCGCATTTACATTTGCGCTGAATTGCGGACGTTGTAAGCACTGACAATTCGGACAGGTTGTTTGCGAATTCGTCTCGATTATCACGGACTTCAATAGGCAGAAATGGCTGTAATGCGGAAGCGTTAATTTTGGGCTGTACTGATTGTGCGGAAACTGCCATTTGATCGAGCGTCGATTCAACTTTTCTAATTTTGCCCTTAATGTAAATCAGCTGAAACAACTTTTTGACACCGCGAATTGCAGGGCCTATCCACAGTGGGAACAGCATGAACGTCATCGTTGTTACCACGTTATACACCGCTGTCCAGAAGGGTTGCTCTTTGTTGATGTCCAGCATGGCAACAAAGAGAGCGGACGCTGCGAACAGATACGCGCCGAGCAGAAAAATTCTCACGCCCTTCGGCAACTGCGAGAAACGGAAGGCTCCTGCGCTGCGGACGTTTTCCAGCAAAAGAACGTTATTCGCATTTGCCAACTCGCGTGCGGCTTTTGTGAATGTGCTGTTGGTGACAACCATTGCACGGTCGCAGTTGTAGAGCGCTTTTCCGGCTACTGCTTCCTGTATCGCGCTGAGGCTCACAGGGCTTGAGTAATATTTGCACTGTACGGCGTACTTGTGCCCGGCCCTGTGGGCCGTAACATCGACGCCAAAATCACCCGATCCCTTTGTCACCTTAACGCCGGTGTAGCCGTGCCCGCGAAGGTACTTTGCGACCAGATATTCGTAATCGTGTCCATCCATGACCACGACCTCCCTTCACCTCATAAAGCGTTTGAAATCGACGTAGAGGATTTTTCCTTCGTGTCGTATCAGGCATTCTTTGCTTTAGCGACCGTCTGATACTTATCGGACGACAGCAGACCGGTGATATATGCTTCAACCTTCGCACGGTCGATTTCGTCCAGCTTCAGGTACTGACGATACACCTCTGGCATGGCGTCACGCTCCCGCAGCGCGTCGGCATCGACGGCAAGCATCATTTGCCGAGCTTTCTTCATATCACCGTTTGCAGCCTCAACATAGGTGAGCGGGATTTCTGCAAGTGCGTCCCCATTTTTGTCGTAGTCAATCGGATCGTCCGTTCTTCCCAGCAGGTAATCCACTGAAACGTCAAAATAGTCCGCAATCTTTTCAGCGGTGTAAGAATCGGGCTTTGCGTCGAAGCCCTCCAAATAGCGCTTCTTCCAGTAAGACACGCTGCCACGGCTGAAGCCGATCTCTACACTTGCGCGCGTCGGATTGATGCCCCGATCATCACAGAGCTTTTTGAACACATCGTAAAACATATTGCCTCCGAGGAAAAATTCAAATATTTGCTCCAACCCCCTTGACAAGTTCAAATGATTGCTCTATAATGTAAACCGTGGAGCAAATATTTGAACGAATGACAGCCATAGCATGGCAAGCCCCCTCCGCTGGCACGGAGGAAGCCGTCGAAAGGGTATCAGATACACACCTTTTCTATGATACCACAACAGTGCAAATATTTCAACTCCTTTTGCAAAAATATTTGAACTTGGAGGTGAAAATTTGAATTTCGACTGGACCGCTGAAGTGGTCGGGCGTATGCACATGGCGGCGATCACGGGCAAGCAGCTTGCGGATGAAGCAGGGCTGACGAACTCGTACCTGTCCGCCGTTCTCCACAACAAGAAGGGCAACGCTACGACCCAGCAGCGCATCATTGATGCGCTTGAACGCCTTGAGCAGCGGCAGGCAAGCGAACCCACAGTTAATCAGTAAGAAACGAGGAAAGCATCATGGCCAACGTCAAAATCGACTGCACGCAGATTCCGCGAGTACAAATGGATATTCTCTGCCGGACGCTGCTTGCGGGCATTGAGCGGTTTTACTCCGATCCGGAGAATTTGCGCCGCTACGAAGCGTGGCTACAGAAATGCAGAGAGGAAGGCAAGTTCTATGACGACGACACGCAGACGGCAGCACCAGCAGTTCAATAGGCTGCGCCGTATCGCTCTTGGCCTCTTTGTGCTGGCAGTGTTGGAGGCGGCCGTAATCACGATCCTTGCCGTCAACTGCGCGTCAGGCGCAGCGCCCGCACCGGAGGAAACCGCACCCGCTCCCACGGCTGAAACGTCCGTGCCGGAAACCGAAGCCCCTACCGCCTCCACACCGGACGAGCCGGTCACAGAGCTGGAAACCGTACCGCAGGAGACAGAAGGGCAGAGATTCCTACACAGTGACGACATTCCGCTGAGCTACGAGCTTCAAGAGGTAATGCAGCAGGCGTGTGAGGACTACGGCGTTCCCTATGCACTGGCGCTGGCAATCGCGGAATGCGAAAGCAGCTTCAACCTCGATGCAGACAACGGCACCTGCTGGGGCCTGATGCAAGTCCATCCGATTAACTATGATCGCCTGCGCGGACTTGGGATCGAACCCACCGACTATGAGGGCAACATTGTTGCCGGTGTCCTCTTGATCGGTGAGCTGCTGGACAAGTACGGCGACCAGCACAAAGCCCTCATGGCCTATAACTGCGGCGAGGGCGGCGCTGCGAAGCTCTGGCAGCAAGGCTACTACTCAAGTCAATACTCAAGGCACGTCTTGAACGTTTCTGAAAGCTGGCAACAAATCATCGACGATCTGAAGAACATTTAGGAGGCAAATCATGTTTGAGATCAAAATGACCATCGAAATCCCCGGATTACCGGAAGCGCTGAACGCGCTGGCCGGTGCCATCGGCAAGCAGCCCGAATTCGTCTGCCATCAGCACGGAGGGAACAACCACCACATCGACAACGCAGGCGTTGTCAACGTTGATTTCCCCGCCGCGCCTGCTCCTGCGGCTCCCGTCGTAAACCCTACGACACCTGTTCAGCCTGCGCCAACTACCGGCACTGTTGCACCCACCCCTGTTCAGCCGACTGCACCGACGACTGTTGCCCCGACTGCGCCGGTCGCCGCTCCGGCTGAGAGCTACACCGTGGAGGAACTGAGCCGCGCGGGTGCGGCGCTGATCGACGCAGGCAAGATGCCGCAGCTCCTCGCCCTGCTGGGCAAGTTCGGTGTGCAGGCCGTAACGCAGCTGCCGAAGGAGGCATACAGCGCCTTTGGTGCTGAGCTGAAGGCCCTCGGAGCGCAGCTTTAACGGGAGGTGGGACAATGCCTACCCCCAGACAACACGCCCTTCTGAGCGCATCCAGCGCCCACCGCTGGCTGGCTTGTACGGCGGCACCGCATTTCGAGGAGAGCTTCCCGGATGGGACAAGCTCCTATGCGGAGGAAGGCACTCTGGCACACGCCATCTGTGAGCTGTACGCCCGCAAGAAATTCACTGTCCTGTCCACCCGCAAATTCAACTCTGAGCTGAAGAAGCTGCAAGCCCGCCCGCTGTACTCTGACGAGATGCTGCGGACCGCCGAAGCGTATGTGGACTATCTCACGGAGAAGGCCATGCAGTACGCCGCGCCGCCCCATGTGGCAATGGAGGTCAAGGTCGATCTCACGGCCTATGTCCCGGACGGTTTCGGCACCTGCGACTGTATCATGATTGGCGGCGACACGCTGCACATCACCGACTACAAGCACGGCAAGGGCGTTCCCGTATCGGCTGAAAACAACCCGCAAATGCGGCTGTATGCGCTGGGTGCTCTGAAGCTCTACGGGCCTATCTACGGCGACCAAATCAAGTGGGTATCAATGGGTATCTGTCAGCCCCGCCTGTCACAGGAGGCCAGCGAGGACGCCCTCAGTGTGGATGATCTGCTTGCATGGGGCGAGAGCATCAAGCCCCTTGCAAAGGAAGCCTACGACGGCCCCGGAAATTTCTGCCCCGGTGAGCACTGCCGATTCTGCAAGGGCAAGGCGCAATGTGCCGCAAGAGCCGCGTTCTTCACCGGCTTTGAGGATTTCAAGAATCTCACCCCCGCGAACGGCAGCCGAGAGATCGGAAAAAATCCGTGCCTCTCGGACGCCGAAGTTGGCGACCTGCTGATTCAGGCTGAAGGTCTGGTGCAGTGGTACAAAGACCTTCAGGACTACGCCACCGGCGCTATGCTTGACGGCGGCGAAATCCCCGGCTGGAAGCTGGTGGAGGGCCGCAGCAACCGCACCTTCACGGATGTTGACGCTGCTGTCCAGAAGCTGATTGACGCCGGATATGACGAGGTGCTGATCTACGACCGCAAGCCGAAGACCCTCTCAGAGCTGGAAAAGATGCTCGGCAAGAAGACCTTCGCGGAGCTGCTTTCCGAGTGTGTCACAAAGCCGAAGGGCAAACCTACACTTGCGCTGGCAAGCGACCGCCGCGAAGCCTATTGCGTTGGTGCTGCTGAGTTTGCGGGTGCGTCCGATGGCTGAAACGGTATATCTCAATGATGGCAGCATGGAGGTCATTTTCGAGGACAAGGACGTGTTCCTTGAACGGCTGCTGCGCGAAAAGCTCGGAGATGATGTCGCCCGCTGCTTCCGGGAATGCGTCGCAGAGCTGAAGGAAGAAATCCAAAAACAGCAGGAGCTGGTCAAGGATTATGAGGGCAACGCGGACGGCTATCTGGATATGTGCCGTGACGCCTGCGAATCCTTCACCGCCATTATGGAACTGCTGGAAGCGCCCCGTTTGAACCGGAATGCGCTCAAATCTGTAACCCGAAACGCCTTCAATGCGATCTACAAAAACCTTTGACCCTACCTGCGGATACAGGACTGAACATATTGAACCGAATGAATTTTATGGAGGAATTAAACCATGTATCAGAATGACCCGAAAAGAGTTCTCACCCCCGAATGCCGCCTGTCCTACTGCAACCTCGTGACCGCCCGTGCGCCGCAGAACGGCGTGGGCGACCCGAAGTTCAGCGTCACGCTGCTGATCCCCAAGTCCAACCCGACTATCAAGCAGGAGCTTGACGCGGCTATGAACGCCGCCGCCGAGGTCGGCGTCAACGCCAAGTGGAACGGCGTCCGCCCCGCTCGCATCGAATCCGTCGTGCATGACGGCGACGGTGTGCGCCCCTCCGGTGAGCCTTTTGGCGAGGAATGCCGTGGCTGCTGGGTAGTGACCGCATCCAGTAAGAACAAGCCCTATGTCTGCGGCGCGGACAACGTGAACTGCGAACTGGCCCCCACGGACATCTACAGCGGTATGTACGCCCGCGTGTCCATTAACTTCTATGCCTACAACTCCGCTGGCAAGCGCGGTGTCGGCTGCGGCCTGCGTGCCGTGATGAAGACCCGCGACGGCGAACCGCTCAGCAACTCCGTTGTTACTGCCGCTGAGTTCGCCGGTGTTTGCGGCACGCAGACGACCCCCGCACAGGGCTATGCTACCGGCCAGTATGGCGCGGCTATGCCCGCAACGCCTGTTCCCGGCTACGGCGGTTATCCCGCTGGCGGCGTTCAGCCGCAGGCCGGTTACACTCCCGGCCAGATCAACCCCATCACCGGTCAGCCCATGTAAACCACAGCGCTGGGCAGGCGGCTACACAGTGACCGCCTGCCCGGCAAGGACACAAAGGAGGCAAATATGAAAACCTGTTTTGACTATTCCGGCGTTTGGATCACCGGCGTTGGCGAGGCCGTCCCTGTGGGCAACATGGAGACGCCGCACCTGCTGAATACGGTGCGTATGCTCGTCCAGAAACCCGCTCGGACGCTTTCCATCCTCGTGGCCGACATCGAGCACGCGACCTTCTCTGATACGGTCTGGACGCCCTTCAATGCCGATGACCGCAAGCAGTCCCTCAAGAATGTAACCAGCTTGAGCGACGCGGAGCTGGTCGAGTATGTGCAGTCAACCCCGCTGTTCAGGTCCATGATCGAGGAGCTTCAGGAACGCGGTGTCAACACCAAGAACGTTCTCAGCCTTTATTCCAGCTCTGAAGCCTTCCAGCGATAAGGAGGTGCGACGTGATCCACCTCAGTATCGACCTCGAAACGTACTCGGACGTGAACCTGAAAAAGGCCGGTCTTTACCGCTATGTGCAAAGCCCCGCCTTTGAGATTCTGCTTTTTGCGTACAGCTTCGACGGTGCGCCCACTCAGGTCATTGATATGGCGCAGGGCGAAAAAATCCCGCTGGAAGTTATCCACGCCCTGACGGACCCGCAGTGCCTGAAGCACGCCTACAATGCGGCCTTTGAATGGTACTGCCTCAGTAAGTACATGGGCGCACAGCTCCCGCCTTCACAGTGGCGTGACACAATGCTGCATGGCCTGTATGCCGGTTACACCGCAGGTCTGGACGCAACGGGCCGGGCGCTGGGCATTCCGGAGGACAAGCAGAAGCTGGCTACCGGCAAGGCTCTGATCCGCTATTTCTGCGTGCCCTGTAAGGCCACGAAGGCGAACGGCGGCAGAACCCGAAACTACCCGCATCACGACCCCGAAAAATGGGAGCTGTTCAAGACCTACAACGGCCAAGACGTTGTGGCGGAAATGGAGATCGAACGCCGCCTATCCGTGTTCCCCGTACCGGATTTCGTTCAGAAGCAGTGGGAAACGGATCTTCTTATCAACGCGCGCGGCGTGGCGGTCGATATGGATTTCTGCGAAGGCGCGTTGGAGCTGGGCGAAACCATTCGCACACAGCTCACCGACGAGGCCGTCCAGCTTTCCGGCCTGCAAAACCCTAACAGTGTCAAGCAGTTGGCCCGCTGGCTGTCCGCTGAAACCGGCGACGACATCACCACTCTCCGCAAGGAGACGATCAAAGAGCTGCTGGGCCGCGACAATGCCGACCACGTTCAGCGGATGCTGGAAATCCGGCAGGAGCTGGGCAAGACCAGCACCAAAAAATACGACGCCATTGAGGCCGCTGTGTGCGACGACGGGCGCGTCCGTGGGCTGCTTCAGTTCTACGGCGCAAACCGGACGGGGCGCTGGGCCGGACGTCTGGTGCAGGTCCAGAATCTGCCGCGCACCTACACGGAGCCGTTGGAATTTGCCCGTGAGCTGGTCAAAGGCCGCAAGCTCGACGCGCTGCGGACAGTCTATGGCTCTCCGAATGATACGCTGTCACAGCTTATCCGCACCGCGTTTGTGGCCGCTCCCGGCAACGTCCTGATCGACGCCGATTTCAGCGCTATCGAAGCCCGCGTCATATCGTGGCTGGCCGACGAGGAATGGCGGCTTGAAGTCTTCAGGACGCACGGCAAAATCTATGAAGCATCCGCCTCTCAGATGTTCGGCGTCCCGCTGGAACGGATCAAGAAGGGCAACCCCGAATATTCCCTCCGGCAGCGCGGCAAGGTCGCAGAATTGGCCCTCGGCTATCAGGGCGGCGTTCCCGCCATGCGGCAGATGGACACTGGCAAGCTGCTTGCCGACCTGCCGGACGAAGAAATCAAAGACATCGTGGACAAGTGGCGCAACACAAACCCCAAAATCCGCAACCTTTGGTACAGCTTCAACGACGCGGCGATCCGCGTCATCCAGAACGGCGGCTCTCTCCGCGTTCGCTGCTGCACCTTCGCGCGGGAATGTGACTGCATCCGTGGTACGACCTGCATGACCATCTTGCTTCCGTCCGGTCGCAAGCTCTATTATGTGGAGCCTGCTGTCGGAGAAAACCGCTGGGGCGGCCCGTCCATCACCTATATGGGCGTGAACGACAAGAACAAGTGGGGCCGCATCGAAACCTACGGCGGGAAGCTGGTGGAGAATGTCGTACAGGCTATCGCCCGCGACTGTTTGGCGCAGGCCATTGGACACCTTGAAGCCGCTGGGCTGCCTGTAGTTTTCCACATTCACGACGAGGTGGTCATCGACACCGCCGCATTTGACACCAACGACGCCATGCTTGACAAGGTGGTCAAGATCATGTCAGCCCCGATCCCGTGGGCGGAGGGCTTGCCCCTCGGCGCTGACGGCTGGGTCGGAGCGTTTTTCAAAAAAGATTAAGGAGGCAACCTTTTATGTTTATCAAGACTTCTACTACCAACGAAACCACATGGGCCGCGCTGAAGGCAGCGGTCGATAACGGCACCATTGCGCAGGGCGACCTGATCGTTTTCAACCTCAAGAACGGCGAGGAAGTGGCCGTGAGAGCTACACAGGACAAGAACGGTAAGTGGTTCTTCGTCCTCGAAGACTGTCTCGCTGACGAGCACCGCATGAACAAGCGCGCCACCAACAAGGGCGTGTGGGCTGCCTGCGATATGCGGCAGTATCTCAATAATACCGTGTTCGCCCTTCTGCCGGACGAGCTTCAGGCGCTCATTGCGCCGACGACAATCGTCCAGATCGTGGACGGTGAGCGAGTGGAAACCGAAGACAAGCTGTTCTTGCTCTCCAAGACGCAGGTGTTCGGCAAGGGCCGCTGGTCGGAACGTGAGCCGGAGGACGCGCAGCTTCTTTGCTTCCTCCGCGAGAAAGACCGTGTGAAGGAATGCGGCGACAACGGGACATGGTTCTGGTGGCTGCGGTCGCCTGAGGCGTCGTCGTCTTCGTCTTTTGCCTATGTGTACACCAGCGGTAACAGCAACTACTACATCGCGTCCAACTCTTACGGCGTGGCGTTCGGCTTCTGTTTAATCTGATTTCCCTTTGAAATCCGGCCCCCGGTCGTGGGGCCTCCCAAAATACAATAACACAAAATCTACGGAGGCAACTCATTATGAAATGCGAAAAGCTGATTAAAACCGCCGCTGTGGTGGCTCTGATCCTTTTTATCGCCGGTGCAGTAATCGGCACTCTGGCCGTCCCTGTGGTGCTGTCCATGTTCTATTCGTGGTACTGGCTGTTCCTTTATGCCGGTTATCTGCTTGTCATCCTCTATGTGGCGCTCTACTGCATCCGCTACAGCTATGAGGAACATATCAATAACGGAGGGAAATCCTATGCAAAACGCTAACATCGGTCTGGTTGACATTACGTTGACCTGCCATTTCGAGGTTAAGGACGCCGAAGTATTCGGCGGCGCTGGGAGCGTCGGCTACACAAGCGTTGCACTGAAGCACGCGAAAGCTGCCGACCAGCTTGTGGGCATCATCAACAATTCGGTCCAGTGTGAAGGCTTCCTCTACGCCCAGCGCAAGAGCACTGCTGACCTGCTCGGCGTTCCCGTCGAGTGCGTCCGGGCCATTACATACGACCAGTATGAGGCTGCGACCGGGGACGATGAAACGGAGGACGACGATGAAGATTATTAAGCCCGGCTTCGAGTTCATCACGCCCATTGACGGCAGCGTAATCCTGAAGCGTCTTGAGGAGTGCGGGCGCGTCTGCTACAAATCCGAGGGCAAGATCACAGACGACAGCGCCCCTAAGTTCGTTGCCGGTATCATCAAGCGCGGTCACGAAGCGGTCTTGGAGCATTGCAGCTTTACCGTGAAATTCATTTGTGACCGTGGCGTCAGCCATGAGATCGTCAGGCACCGGTTGGCATCCTATTGTCAGGAGAGCACCCGCTACTGTAATTACGGAAAGGATCAGTTCGGCAGCGAGATCACGGTCATTGAGCCGTGCTACCTGAACGAGAATACCTTCGCCTACGACGAGTGGAAAGAGGCTTGCCGCCGCGCTGAAACAGCCTACTTCAACCTTCTGAATTGGGGCCTGTCCCCGCAGGAGGCCCGCGCAGTGCTCCCGAACAGCCTCAAAACGGAGGTCGTTATGACGGCCAATATCCGCGAGTGGCGTCACTTCCTGCGGCTCCGCACCTCAACCGGCGCACATCCGCAGATACGGGAAGTAGCTACACCACTGCTGCGTGAGTTGCAGCAGATCGTTCCTGTTTGCTTTGATGACATTCTGCCGAAGGGGGCTAACCATGAAACGAGCTGAAATTCTGGAACAGGCGCGTAAATGTGTCTGCGGAGAGCGAGAACGTGAATACGGCAGACCCGAAAACAACTTCGCCCTTATCGGCAAGCTGTGGGAGGCGTATACCGGAATGCACTACAGCGCGAAAGACGTTGCTATGATGCTGGCGCTTCTCAAGGTGGCCCGCATTAAGACCGGCGTCAAGGGCGACAGTTATGTTGACTTGGCCGGTTACGCCGCCTGCGCCGGTGAGATCGCCACGGAGACACCGAAGGCCCCGCCTGTCAACACCTGTATTTCCTGCGGCGCTGAAATCCCTGAGGGGCAGCAAGTTTGCCCCACCTGCCTAAAGGAGGCGTCAAGATGAATGCGCTGACCGCAAAAGAGGCAGAAGCGTGGACTTCTGAAATGGCCCGTGTGGCGAACATGACCATTCGTGAAATCCTCGAAGCCGCTGACCGCAACAACATTGACCGTGATTCTGCTGTTCAGTTCTTCGCAGACCTGTTCCTGACCATGACAAGCGTTGCCACCTTCGAGCGCTTCGACTTGGGAGGTGATCCGCATGGCGAGGGATGAATGTTGGGACGCTCTCAAGGAGCACGCCCGGCAGAATCACAGGGAGCGGGTAGCAAAAAATCCCGACCGTATCGAGTATGCGATCCGGCAGCTTGAGGCCCACAACATTGAATACGTCCTGAAGAACGATGCTACAGGCCATTTCCACTGCCGCCGTAAATCCGACGACGCACTGGTTCAGTTCTGGGCGGGCACTGGAAAAATCCTCGGTTACACACAGAGAGGCATTCACAACCTGATCCACATTTGCGAGGAGGACGTGAATGAGTGACTGGACCGGAAACAGCCGGTCGGCCCACGCCATTCTGGGCGCACGAAACTACGCCCAGAATGAGCGCGAGGTCAACGACTATTACGCAACCGAACCCAAAGCCGCGCAGCTCCTCATGGAGGTGGAACAGTTTGCCCCGATGATATGGGAGTGTGCCTGCGGTGAAGGGCATTTGGCAAAGGAATTCGAGAGGGCGGGCTATCACGTCTATGCCACAGACCTGATCGACCGGGGCTTCGGGCATCAGCAGGATTTCCTGAAGTGTCAAGCCCCCCCCCGTCCCCGGATTCGACATCATTACAAACCCGCCATATTCAAAGGCACAGGAGTTTGTCAAGCACGCCCTTGACATCTCGGCGGACGGATGCAAGGTGGCTATGTTCCTCAAGATACAGTTCCTTGAAGGCAAGGCACGGCGAGCGCTCTTTGAGAAATACCCGCCTAAAACCGTATATGTCAGCTCAAGCCGCCTGCGTTGCGCTATGAACGGCGATTTTGAGAACGGTATAAAATCAAGCGCTGTCTGCTATGCGTGGTATGTGTGGGTGAAGGGGTACACCGGTGACACGGTGATTAAATGGATCAATTAGAAGGAGTGAAATATATGGATAAGAAAAGCAGCGGTGGCGGCGGAATCGGCTTCGTCGGCCTGCTGACCATCGTGTTTATCACGCTCAAGCTGACGCGCGTTATTGCTTGGTCGTGGTGGTGGGTGCTGTCTCCGCTCTGGATCAGCGTTGCAGTGGTCGCACTGATCGGCGTTATCGCCGTCTTTGTGGCCCTCCTGCGGAGATGACCCGCGTCACCAACCACGCAGCGCGAAGAACAAAGGAACGTCTCGGCCTGCCGAAGAAGCTCTCCCACAAGAACGCTGAAAATGCGCTGCGGTACGGCATCCGGCACAGCGACACCAGCGGCAGCCTGAACCGGTACATATCGGCGCTGTACTGGAAGCACGAGACGGCAAACAATGTCCGTATCTACTGCAATAACGTCTATATCTTCCACGGTGAAACCCTTATAACGATTTTTCCGCTGCCGCAGAAATATCGCAAAACTGCGGCGCGGATCAATCGGAAAACCACAGAACGAGGTGAATTCGATGAAAATTCCTGAAAAGATCAAGATTGGCGGCAAGACTTACACTGTCGAGATCACCAGCAAAATGGATCTCGGTATCAACAATGTATCGGCGGAAATCCTCTACAGCGACCTGATTATCCGTGTCAGCCCGCAGGCCACGGCCAAAATGGAAGCTGATTTCATACACGAAATGGTCCATGCGATCTATTTTGGCCTCGGCTACCGTGACCACGACGAAAAGCGTGTGGACGAGCTGGCGAACGCGCTCCATTCGGTCATTGTTGATAATCCGGATGTGTTTGCGCCCGCTGAGGTCGGACGCCATGAGAGTTAAACAGTACAAGGGCACCGTCTACGGCGCTGAACTGACCGCCAAAGAGCGGCGCGCCATGAACATTGAGATCAACCGGCAAATCGTGGAGGCCGACCGCAAATACCTGAGCAACGTTGACGCCATGATCCTTTATTTCCTGCATAAGCACCTTGGCTTCGGGAAAAAGCGGCTCCGGCGCGCGTGGGAACAGTTTACGGTCATCCACGATGATCTGGTCAACTACTACGAAATGCCCGACGACGACGCATGGCTTGCGGATCGCAAGCTGAAAGAGATCGGCGTTGACGTTGCGGCATGGAACGCGGAAAAAGGAGACAGCCCATGAAAAATGACGCGGAAAGAGGCTCACTTATGAAAAGCGATACAGACATCCCGTGCGTCCAGCTTTCTACTGAACAGCAGGTAGCGGCCATTGAGGCCGCTTGCAAGGCCGCGAATCTCGATGCGCACATCACCAGAATCACGGCGAAAAGCAGGGCTGCCACATGGGCGGAAAAGATCGCCGCCCGCTTCAAATTGGATCGAGAAGACCTTGTGGTCAAAAACAGCTATATGTATTGTGACGCGCTGGATATGTGTTTCTTCTTCCTGAATGGCCGTACTCCCGCCTTCGCTTATGCCGGTTATACAGTTGTACGGTCGGCGGACGCAAACGGCGGATTGGTCAAGGCTTTCGCCAAAGCCGACGAGGTGCTGCGGTATATGGCGGAGTATCAGGAAAAGGAGGCGGCTACACAGTGAGTTATGATGTGAGCTTCAAGGCCAAGCTCGAAGGTGCGGATCAGTGGGTGTACGTCGGCGACGACTGGATCAACCACACGTCCAACACCGCCGCCATGATTAAAGAGGTGTGCGGCTCCTATCCCTCTGAGTGGAACGGCAAGCGCTGTGCCGATATGTACCCCGTGCTCATGCAGGGCGCGTCACTGCTGTGTCTGCATCCGAAGCGCTACCGGCAGTTTGAGCCGGGCAACTGCTGGGGCACGGTGGAATCCACAGCGGAATTTCTCAGGCAGATTGCGGACAACTGCGATAAGTTCCCGACCGCCGTGATCGAAGTCGATTGTTAGGAGGGCTGTATGGCAAACTACCCCAAGAGGAACAGCGAGGGCTACTACGACCCCACAGCGTATGAGGGCGTGAAATCTATCGTCCGTGAAGAAAACGCGCTGGATGGCCGCGTGAGCGACCTCGTGAAGGTTCTTAAATTCATCATCCGCAACTGCGGCTTTGAGCTTGTCAGCCGCATTGAAATCAAAGATGTCAAGACCGGGAGGGTGTTCAAATGAGTGATATGACGAAGGCCGAGCTTGAAGCCAAACTCAGGCAGGCACAGGACAAAATCTGCTATTGCGAGTGCAAGAACAAGGAGCTTCAGGAGCGTCTGAGCGCGATTGTGGCACCCGTCCAGTGCGACACCTACGCCGAGGCTGTCAGGACCTACGGCAAGCAATCGCAGCTTGTGATGGCTATGGAGGAAATGTCCGAGCTGACCAAGGAGTTGTCGAAGAATCTTCGCGGCGCGAATAACTCTAAGGCGCTGGCCGAGGAGATCGCAGACGTGGAAATCATGCTGGAACAGCTCAAGGTCATTTTCCGCAACCGCGCTCTGGTGGACCGCATCCGCGCAAACAAGCTGGTCCGCCTGTCCGACCGTATTACGGGAGAAGCGTGGGAATGAGCGGTGCGGAGCTACACAAGGAGGCGACGCCTTCCCCGGTAACGGGGGGGGTGATCCTGAGGACAGGAGTACCTGATTATGAACTATGACAGACAAATCACCATATCCGTAGGCAACAACCGCCGTGATATGGTCTGGAAACAGACGGTGCTGACCGTCGATGAACTCTATAAACGGCTGTCTACCCCGGTCCGTGGGACCGAAACCCTGCAAGATTATCTGCATCTGAAGAAATCGCAGCAGGACGATCTGAAGGACGTCGGCGGCTTTGTGGGCGGCTCCCTGCTGGGGCAGCGCCGCAAGGCGAACAACGTGACCGGGCGCGACATCATCACGCTTGACTTTGATAATATCCCCGGCTGGCAGACGGAAATCATCATCGGCAAAATGGACGAGCTGGGCTTCAGCTACTGCATTTACAGCACCCGCAAGCACACGCCTGAACGCCCGCGTCTGCGCGTCGTCGTCCCGACTGACCGGACTATGACCCCGGACGAATATGAGCCGTGCGCGCGCCGTGTGGCGGCTCATGTGGGCATCGGCATGGCCGATCCGACCACCTTTGAGACGGTCCGGCTCATGTACTGGCCTTCTTGCTGCTGTGACAGTGAGTTTGTCTACAAGGCTGTAGACGCGCCGCTGATCTCCGCAGACGCCCTTCTGGGTACATATGCTGACTGGCACGATCTGACGAGCTGGCCGGTGGTTCCCGGCGCTACCAGCTATCAGAAGCTGGCCATGAAGCAGGGCGACCCCGAAGAAAAGCAGGGCCTTGTGGGTGCCTTCTGCCGCACCTATAACGTGCTGGCGGCTATGGACGCCTACCTTCCCGGCATCTATGAGGCTGTGGACAACGACCCTGACCGTTATACCTATCTGGGCGGCTCCACCACGGGCGGCGCGATCATCTATGACGGCGGCAAGTTCCTGTTCAGCCACCACGCGACGGACCCGTGCAGCGGGCGACTGGTCAACGCCTTTGACCTGATCCGGTTACACAAGTTCGGGGACAAGGACGACAACGCCTCGCCGGAAACGCCCGTTGCAAAGCTCCCGTCCTACAAGGCTATGTGCGATCTGGCGCTGGCCGACAAGACCGTATGCGCCACGCTCAACCGCGAGCAGCACGAACAGGCTATGCGGGAGTTCGAGGGCATGGGCAATGACCCCGCGCCGGAAGACGACACCGCATGGGCTGAGAAGTTGCAGCGCACGCAGGACGGCAAGATCAAGAGCACCATCGACAATGTGCTCATTATCCTTGACGGCGACCCGCTCCTGAAGGGCAAGTTCGCGCTCAACCAGTTCGCTGGGCGCGGCGAGGTGCTGGGGCCGCTGCCGTGGAAGAAGGACGGCAAACGCCGCCTGTGGTCTGACACGGACAGCAACGGCCTGTACTGGTACATGGAACGCTTCTGGGGCATTTCCGGACGTGGCAACATCGACAGCGCCCTTGACATTCACGCCTCGCAGCACGCCTTCAACGAGGTCCGCGAGTACATCGAGCGCCTGACATGGGACGGTGTGCCCCGGCTGGACACGCTGTTCATTGACTACCTCGGTGCCAAAGACACGGCCTACAATCGCGCTGTGTGCCGCAAGAGCTTCACCGCAGCCGTTACCCGCGCTATGATCCCCGGCTACAAGTACGACAATATGGTCATTCTCGCAGGGCCGCAGGGCATCGGCAAAAGTACCCTGCTGGATAAAATGTCCCGTGGCTGGTTCAACGATAGCATCCGCACCTTCGAGGGCAAGGACGCATCAGAGCTGCTTCAGGGTGTGTGGCTTGTGGAGGTGTCGGAGCTGGACGCGTTCCGCAAGACCGACGTCGCTCGCATCAAGCAGTTCCTCTCCCTGCGTGCCGACCGCTACCGTGCAGCGTATGGCCGTCACGTCTCAGAGCTGCCCCGGCAGTGCGTGTTCTTCGGCTCCACCAATACGACGGACTTCCTTCAGGATACGACCGGCAACCGGCGTTTCTGGCCCGTGGACGTGGGCGAGCAGCCGCACGCCAAAACCGTGTGGCGCGACCTGACCGACAATGTTATCGACCAACTGTGGGCGGAGGCAAAGGCCCGCTGGCAGGCTGGCGAATCGCTGTACCTCTCCGGTGACGTGGAGCAGGAGGCGAAGATCAAGCAGGAGGAACACCGCGAGGTGTCCGTCCGTGAGGGCATGATCGAGGAGTTCGTCGAAAAGCAGGTGCCGGTGGACTGGGCGAAATGGCCGCTTGACAGACGGCGGGATTACTGGTGCGGAGCTACACGGACGCCGGATGGGCAGGAGCTTGAGCTTGTGGACCGTGACCGTATTTCCGCCGTGGAAATCTGGTGCGAGCGCCTGAACGGAAATATCCGTGACATGAAGCCTGCTGACACGCGGGAAATCAATGCCATTCTGGCAAAGATGGACGGCTGGAAGCGGAACAATAATCCTCTCCGTTTTGGTCCATACGGTCAGCAGCGCGGCTTTGCCCGTGTCCGTCGCCGGTAATGAAATAGGTGTTACAAACGGGGGTGTTACAAGCGGAAACGGCGTCGAAGCTGTAACACCTATGCCGTTACAGAAATTTGGAGTGTAACCCTTATTGTAACACCATTTGTAACCCCGAAAAGCCCGTATTTCAAAGGCTTTTTGGCTTGGTGTTACAATGTTACATACTTTTCCTATTGAATACTTGTAATAAAGGGCGCACGGGTGTTATACGCCATAGCGCCTATACGCACGGGGAATTATAGGATTTTATCCCCAACTGTAACAGGAGGAACTATTGAATGCTTGAATCCTATTACGAAAATAAGCTGAGAACCGGCGTCCAGCAGCTGGGCAATGGCGTCCGGTGTCTGAAGTTTGAAAGCCCCGGTTTCTCCGGTGTTCCTGACAGGATCATCCTGCTTCCCGGCGCAAAGGTGATTTTTGTAGAGATGAAGAAGCCGGGGAAAACGGAACGCAAGCGGCAGCTTTATGTGCAAGGGCTGTTGCGTGCGTTGGGTTTTGAAGTTTTTTCGGCGGTCGATAGCGAGGAGAAAATCGAAGCCGTGCTTGCACGATGCAGGGAGGTACTGAGGGATGAAGGATTTTTGCCCGCATAACTATCAGCAGTATTGCATTGATCGAATTATTCGTGATCCGGCATTGGGGCTTTTCTTGGACATGGGCCTCGGCAAAACGGCTATCACGCTGACTGCGATCAAGCGGCTGAAGTATGAATATTGGGCAGTGCGGAAGGTGCTTGTCATTGCTCCGAAGAAGGTAGCAGAATCGACATGGGACAAAGAAGCTGCAAAGTGGTCCCACCTCTCCTGTCTCCGGCTGGTACACGTCCTCGGCTCTGTGGGGCAGCGTACCGCAGCACTGGCCCAAACGGCGGACGTTTATCTTATCAACCGCGAGAATGTGCAGTGGCTGGTGGGCTACTACGGGCACAGCTGGCCGTTCGATATGGTGGTCATCGACGAAAGCAGCAGCTTCAAAAATCATCAGGCAAAGCGCTTCAAGGCGCTGAAGCTGGTGCGCTCTCGGATCAACCGCATTGTTGAGCTGACCGGCACGCCGAATCCCCGCAGCCTTATGGACCTGTGGGCGCAGGTGTATCTGCTGGACTGTGGGCAGCGGCTGGGCCGTACCATCACGTCATACCGCGACGCATACTTTGTGCCGGACAAGCGCAGCCGCACGACGATCTTCTCCTATGCGCCGAAGCTGGGCGCAGCGGACGAAATCTACAGGCGCATTTCTGACATCTGCATCAGCATGAAATCGGAAGACTACCTCGACCTGCCCGAACTGATCTATGAGGACATCCCCGTCAAGCTGGACACCGCAGCGCAGAAGGCTTATGACCGCTTGGAGCGGGACACGCTGCTTCAGGTGGACGAGACAGTCATCACGGCTGGCTCTGCCGCTACTCTGCGCGGCAAGCTCCTACAGCTCTGCAACGGCGCTGTGTACGACGAGGACGGGAACGTCATCACCGTGCATGACTGCAAGATTGAGGCGCTGCTTGAGACTGTGGAGCAGCTGAACGGGCAGCACGCGATTATCTGCTACAACTTCAAGCACGACCGCGACCGGCTGTTGCAGGCGCTGGAAGCTACACACTTGCGGGTGAGAGTGTACGAGGGCAAAGCGGAAGAAGACGACTGGAACGCTGGCAACATTGACCTGCTGTTGATGCAGCCCGCGTCCTGTGGCTACGGCCTCAACCTGCAAGAGGGCGGCCATCACATCATCTGGTTTGGCCTGAACGACAGTTTGGAGCTGTACCAGCAGACCAATAAGCGCCTGCACCGGCAGGGGCAGCCGTACCCCGTCATAGTCCACCATCTGGTGGTGCTGGGCGGCACGGACGAAGACGTTATTAAATCTCTGGGCGGCAAAGCCAATGCACAGGATAGCCTGTTGGAAGCCCTGAAGGTTAGAATTCAGAAGGCTAAGGAGGCCGCAGCATGACTATCAAAGAACTATCTCAGCTTTATTGGCTGAACCGTGAAATCGAGGAAGACAAGCGCAGGCTTGACGAATTGGAGGCTATGACGACATCCCCAAAGTCTCCAAAGTACGACGGTATGCCCCACGCGCCCGGCTATAGTGATACGCTGGCCCGCTGCGTGGCGGAAATCGTTGACCTGAAGGCCATTATCGCAGCAAAGCAAATCCAGTGCATCCATGAGCGTACCCGCCTTGAGCGGTACATATCCGGTATACCGGACAGTTTGACCCGGCAGATATTCGCTTTGCGCTTTATCAACGGGCTTAATTGGCACCAGACGGCTATGCACGTCGGGGGTGGCAATACGGACGAGAGCGTGAGAAAGCGCGTATACCGGTATCTGCAAAGCACCAGTGACTAAAGTGGTCCCAAAATGTCCGCCGCACCTGTGGTAAACTATAGCATGGAATTCAAGACACGCGAGAGGCGGTACACGGTTCTGCCTCCGGCCTTACCGCCTGTGTCTTGAATTCTATTTTTGCAGATAGGAGGCCCGCGCCATGTACCGCGATCAGAGAAATTACGAAAATCTGAATAGGGCAAAGTTCATCGGCGCGGGAGCCTTTGACATACCGCGCATTTTGGCCGAAGTTCCGGCCACGCCTCAAAGCTGGATCGGCTTTAACTATGCGAAAAGCTGCAAGGACCCGGCGAACAAAGCCGTTCACTTTTTCGTAGACGACTACCAGTTCAACCGCCTGTGGACGAATCCTGACGCCTATCTTGATATGCTGCGGCGCTTCAAGGCAGTATGCACGCCGGATTTTTCGACCTATACGGACTTCCCGAAAGCCGTTCAAATCTGGAACCATTACCGCAAGCATTGGCTCGGTGCGTACTGGCAAGGCAACGGGATCACGGTTATTCCGACCATCTCTTGGAGCGACGAAAGCAGCTTCGAGTGGTGCTTTGACGGTGAACCCGTAGGCGGCGCTGTGGCCGTTTCCAGTGTGGGAACGCAGCTCAACAAGCGCGCCGCAGAGCTTTTCCGGCTCGGCTACGACGAAATGCTCCGCCGTCTGAATCCATCGACGATTTACTTTTACGGCCTTGTGCCTGAAGGCATTTCCGGGCCTATCGTTCATGTGGCGGCTTTTCAGGAGCAGATCAAGGCGCGGACTACAAAACCGAAAGAAAGTGTGGTATAATACATGGGTGGACGTGGCGGCGGTTCCGGGCGCGGCAGCAGCGCGCTTGACACAAAAGACGTCGGAGAGCTGCGACAGTATATGCAGGATCATTACAGCGTGACGGTGCATTCGTCCGCTGATAAGGTCGATTTCGGCGTTTTGCGCTCGGCAGCCGGTGAGCTTGAAGGACTGCTGAAAGAGTTCCCGCAGGCGGCAATCGGCATCCATGAGCTGAACGGCAGCGAAAGCCGTTCCAATGCCTACGCCTCTGCTTCTCTGTCCGGCAAATTGCAGCTCAATCCCAAAATGATGGGCGATCAGGCACAGTTGGATCAGAACCACGAAAATGACGTGCGCGTCAAGTGGCATCCTGACGGCACAAGCAGCGTACATATTGCCTCGCACGAAATCGGGCATCTGCTGGAAAGTGCGTTGGTGTTCAAGAACATCACGCAGACCGGCTACTACGGGACTATGGACCGGATCAACGCATGGAACAAGCACCGTTTCGCTACGAAGGTGGTGAGCGAAGCCGCAAGGGCCGCAAAGAAAACCGCAGCCGGAAAAGGGCTGACGAATGACCAGCTTGTGGCGCAGATTTCCCGATATGCGACCAAAAACCGTTCTGAGGCTATGGCCGAGGCCGTCGCGGACTATCGCGCCAACGGCAGCCGCGCAAAGCCGCTGTCTCAGGCAATTTGGAAAATTCTCAAAAGGGAGTTAGGATAGCATGAGTGAGATTAGAAACGAAAATGACCCTGAACTGATTATGATGGGCTATGTGATCCGCGACGAGGACACGGACGAGATCATCGGCATCAGAGACGACGCCCCCGACGACGTGAAGGCGTTCTTCAAGGAGTACATGAACCAGAGCGACGACGAACCCGTCGTCAGATAGGAGGCCCACAATGGCAAAAAAGACCCCCGCGCAGCCCGCGAAGGGCAAGACCGGAAAGCGTCCCGGCGCGCCTTATGACGCAAAGCCCACCAAAGCGGAGGGCGGCAAGGGCAAAGGCCCGAAACCCGTCATCCGTGTAAACTGAACAAGACTTCAACCGTCAGCGGCTTTCCGCTGGCGGTATTTTTATACCCAAAAAGAGGTGAGACAATATGCAGCTTGACAGATTCAAGCATGAATTCAAGCGTCTGAACGGCGTTTATGCGACCGACAAGGTGGTGCTTTTCCGCAATCCGCTTGAGCTGTACAGCCTGACAACCGGCAAGATCATTGCATCCTTCAACAGCCTTGACGAGGCTTTGCACTTTGAGATTGACGGCAAGACCCTTGAGCAGCGGATCAGCGCATGGACGGAGATCACCTTCCCCGTAGAGCACGGCGGGCGCGGCGGTGGTTCTGGTATTGGTTTTAGCGGCGGCTGGCCGTCCTCTGGCGGCGGCAGCGGCAAGGACGAAACCACCGCAGACCTGCCTGCGCGTATGAATGTCAAAATCGGCTCCAACCGTGTCTATGAGGACATGGTACGCGCCTTTGTGGCCGCGCATGGCGACGCGCTGGAAGAACACGGCGTGGTCGTGGATGAACAGGGCTTCGCTACGAAATACCGCCACGGCAACGCGGGCAGTATTTCAGGGCTGACCGGCAACGGCAAAGAAATTGCCATTCACAACCACCCGCGCGACGGCTGGCCGACCTTCAGCAAAGAGGACGTTATCAATACCGCCCTCGGCACCCGGCGCGGCATTGTGGCCGTCAGCACCAAAACCGGACGCGGCGATGATACTGCGCGATATGCGGGCGTGTACACCTTTACGAAGGGCACGCATTTCAACGCTTCCGGCTTTGTAAAGGCGGTCAACAGCGCCCAGCTCAGCGGCAAGGACTACAACGACGCCGTTTCTAAGTGGCTGAAAGCCAATCAGCAGAAATTCGGTTACAAGTACAGCTATCAGAAAGCGAAGTGACGAAGGAGGAAAAACCACTGATAGGAGGTGTGAAGCGTGAGCAGACCACAAGACAAGAACCTCATTCCTCTGACCGAACGCAGCGAAGAAGAGGCTCACGCTATCCGCTCTGCTGGTGGTAAAGCCAGTCAGGAGAAACGCCGTGAACGGCAAATGATGGCTGACCTTCTTGAGCTGTATTCCGGCCTCCCGATTACCGATAAGCGCAAGCAGAACCGCCTGAAAAAGCTGGGCATCCCGTCTGAGGTGCTGACCCAAAAAATGCTTGTGGCCGACGCTCTTATGCGGTCGGCGCAGGCGGGCAACACCTATGCGATCCAGCTCTACATGGACATCACCGGCGAAACCGGCTTGGCCGGTAGCGCAAAGGACAACAATCTGCTTGAAGCTATCCAGAATGCCACAAAGGAGGACGTGAACACGGATGATATACCAGAACTTCAGCAAGCGGCAGCTCCTGACGCTGACGTGGTGGAATAAGCCGCAGTTCATGGACTGTGACGGCATCATCTGTGACGGCTCTATCCGTTCCGGCAAGACCGTTTCCATGACAGACGGCTTTATCCTGTGGAGCATGAGCCGGTTCAACGGTCAGAACTTCGCTATATGCGGCAAGACGATTGAATCGCTGCGCCGCAATGTTATAACCCTCATGCCGCAATGGCTTGAGGGCATTTTCTCAATCACTGAACGCCGCAGTGAAAACAAGCTGATTATCACGTCTGGCGGCGTGACCAACAGCTACTATATGTTCGGCGGCAAGGACGAGTCAAGCTACACACTTGTGCAGGGCATCACGCTTGCGGGCGTGCTGTTCGATGAGGTGGCCCTTATGCCTCGCTCTTTCGTGGAGCAGGCTATGGCTCGTTGCAGCGTGGCCGGTTCTAAGTTCTGGTTCAACTGCAACCCCGAAAACCCCGGTCACTGGTTCTATGTGGAATGGATCAAGAAAGCGCGAGAGCGGAACATCCTGTATCTTCATTTCACGATGGACGACAATCTAAGCCTTGCGCCTGAAATCAAGGCCAGATACGAGGGGATGTACACCGGCGTTTTCTACCGGCGCTATATCCTCGGTTTGTGGGTAAAGGCCGAGGGCCTTGTCTACCCCATGTTCGACCGCTCGGCGCATATCGTTCCAAAGGTCCCGGCGCTCAATCCACGGCACCGCTACTATGTGTCCGTGGACTACGGCACCGTCAACCCGTTTGCCGCTGGCCTGTACGATTACAGCCCCTCGGAGCAAAAAGCCATTATGGTCAAGGAGCTGTATTACAAGGGTGGCAGCAACAACCGTGTGGACAACGAGGCGTATTACAAGATGCTGTGCGACCTGATCGGGGACTATCCGATCCAGTACATCATCATTGACCCGTCCGCGTCGTCCATGATCGAGACGATACAAAAATACGGTAAATACATGGCTGTAAAGGCCGACAACGACGTTTTGAACGGCATTCAGGACGTTACAAAGTTCTTGAACGCCGGGTGCCTGTATTTCCACAAGAGCTGCAAAAGCACCTTCGAGGAGTTCGAGACGTATTCATGGGACGAGGAAAAGGCCGAAGACGCGGTTATCAAGGAAAACGACCATAGCATGGACCAGCTCAGATATTTCTGCCGGACTGCCCTGCGGAATGAACTGAAATGGATAGTTTAAGGCGGTGACGAAATGAATTTTTTTACGCGCCTGCTAAGGAGGATCAAAATGCTTTTTATTCATAGCGGGACCGATATTGCGAAAGCATTTGGCGTTGAACTCATTTCCTCGCCGGAAATGTCCAGCGCCCTTACAAACTGGGACCGCATTTCTACCGGCAAGCCGCCTTGGCTGAATGCCGAGGATGAAATCGGGACTATCAACATGGCAAAACACATCAGCGACACCCGCGCAAAGCTGGTGACGCTGGACATTGGTATTGCTATTTCCGGCTCGCCCCGTGCCGACTATTTGCAGGGGCTGGCCGACGACCTGCTCAAGCGCTTGCCCGACCGTGTATCGGAGGCCGAGCGGCTGGGCGGCATCATGCTCAAGTGGAACGGCGAGACATGGGACTTCATCCTGCCGGGCAACTTCGGCATTACGGCGAAGGACGACAACGGCGAAATCGTCGGCGCTATCTTTGCGGCGCATACCGCGCAGGGCAGCCGCCATTTCACACGGCTTGAATACCACCGCTTCGAGGGCAGCACCGCAGAGGGCGGCAAGCTCTACAAGATCACGAACAAGGCGTTTGAAAACCGGCTCAGCACGAAGGGCGAAGTTACCCTCGGTGAGGAGGTGGCGCTTGACAAGGTTGACGCATGGGCACATCTGGCCCCCGAAGTTACCATTACCAACCTTGAAACGCCGCTGTTCGGCTACTATCGCGTCCCCGGCGCAAACACCGTTGATCCGTCGTCCCCGCTGGGGCTTTCCGTGTTTGCCAACGCCATTGCAGAGCTGAAGGCCATCGACATTGCCATCAGCCGCAAGAATACGGAGATCGAGGACAGCAAGCACATTACCTTCGTCGGACAGCAGCTCATTCAGAACGCGCAGAACCGCAACGTTGAGCTGCCGCGTTTCGTGAAGGGCCTCGGTATGGGCTTGTCTGACGGCGGGGTTTCCGCAATCCATGAGCACGCGCCGACGCTGTTGACCGACGCGCGGATCAAGGACATCAACTTCGATCTGTCTATGGCTGGTGTCAAATGCGGCTTCAGCGAAGGCGTGTTTGTGCTGGACGGCCAGACGGGCATGATTACCGCAACGCAGGTTGAGGCCGACGACCGCGACACCATCCAGACGATCAAGACCGACCGCGACGCGCTCAAGGACACCATCACACAGGCGCTGGCCGGTGCTGACGCATTGGTCACGCTCTACAACCTCGCGCCGCTGGGCGAATATGAGGTCAATTTCAACTTCGGAGACGTGACCTACAACTACGAGGAGGACAAAGCCTCGTGGCGCGCCTACGTCATGCAGGGCTGGGTCCCGAAGTGGATGTACTTTGTGAAGTTCGAGGGCATGAGCGAGGAAGAAGCAAAGGCAATGACCGCAGAGGCCGACGCCGCGCAGATCGAGAAAGCCCAGCTTTTCGGCGCAGAATAGGAGGCGGCATAAATGCTGACCCCTCAGCAGATTCTGGACATCATCGAAACCCTGTACCCGCAAATCGACGAGCTGAACGTGTGGATCACCAGCGACCTTATCCGGCGTGTTATGGCGCGGTTAGGGCGCGGCGAGGGCGTTTTTCTCACCGCCTCGGATGAATGGCAGCTTGAGGTTTATCAAGCCGCAGGCGGCCATCTGGACGCCGTACAGCGAGAAATCAAGCGCTGGACAAAGGCAACGGACGCAGAGATCAAGCGCATCTTCGAGGACGCCGGTATCAAGGCTCTTGCCTACGACAGCAATTTCTACATCGAACACGGGCTTGCGGGCATTGAGCTTGCACAGTCTGAGAACATGATCCGCCTGCTTGAGGACACCTACCAGCGCACGGCGGGCACTGTCCACAACTTCACCCGCACGACCGCGCACGCGAGCCAACAGCAGCTTTTGAAGGCTCTGGACACCGCGCATTTCAAGGTGGCATCCGGCGCGACATCGTACACGCAGGCCGTACAGGAGGCCGTCAGCAGCATTGTTGACACGCAAACGCAGGTCATCTATCCCACCGGACACGTTGACACCATTGAAACCGCTGTCCTGCGGGCTGTTCGTACCGGCGTCGCGCAGGCGTCCGGCAACATGGCCGTTCAGGGTATGGAGGAACGCGACTGGGACATCGTGCTTGTGTCGGCGCACCTCGGCGCGCGCTACGGCGACGGCGGCCAAAACCCCGGAAATCACTTCTGGTGGCAGGGCAAGTTCTACAGCAGAACGGGCCGAACGGCTGACTTGCCGCTTTTTGTGGAATCCACGGGGTACGGCACCGGCGAGGGCTTGTGCGGCTGGAACTGCCGCCATAGCTTCGGCCCCGGCGACCTGCGGCACAATCCATACGCGCAGTTCGACGCTGAGGAGAACAAGAGAGCTTTTGACCTTAGTCAGAAGCAGCGCGGGAAGGAATCGCGCATCCGGCGCACAAAAACAAAGCTGGTCGGCCTTCGCACGGCCATTGAGGCAGCGGAGGACGCGGGCGTGAAAGCTACACTTGAAGCGCAGTACACACGGACGGCAAAGCTGCTGGAAAAACAGAATTTGGACTATAACCAGTTCTGCACGGACAACGGCTTGAAGCGCCTCTCTGACCGCATCCAGATTGCAAAATGGACGCGGGAAGACGCGCGAAAATCCATTGCCGCCGCCCGCAGCAAGTAGATAACTGCAAAGCAGAGCTTTACAGCACCATTCCGGCGCTATGAGGCTCTGCTTTTCTATGCCCCTTCCAGTATCGCCGGTGCAACTCCGGCAGGGGTACAAAATTGGACTATCGGCGGTCCTAACAATGCCGAAAACGGCCAGACGCTGCAACGTCTTAAATATCTGCTATTGCCGTTATACAGGAGGTTATATGAAAACCGAAGAACTGACCGCACTGGGGCTGAATGAAGATCAGGTCAAGCAGGTGTTCGCGCTCAACGGGAAAGACGTTGAGGCCGCGAAGGCTGCCAAGGACAAGACCATTGCAGACCTCACGGCAGAGCGCGACGGCCTGAAAACCCGCCTCGATACTGCCGAAACCACGCTGAAGAAGTTTGAGGGCATCGACCCGCAGCAGATTCAGCAGGAGATCCAGACCTACAAGACGCAGGCGGAGGACGCGGAGAAGAAATTCGCCCGCGAGATCACGCAGCGCGATCAGAAGGACTGGATCGCCAAGAAGCTGGACGAGTACGGCGTCACTTCTCCCTTTGCCCGCACGGCTCTTGTGTCCGAGTGTATGTCTCCGGACGCCGGTCTGACGTGGAAGGACGGCGCATTTTTCGGCTTTGACGACTTTATGAAAGCCGCCAAGCAGAAGGACGCCGGTCTGTATCAGACTGCCGAGGAAAAGGAAGCCGCAGAAAAGGCGGCAAAGCAGAAGGAAAAAGCGCCTGCTTTTACGGGACCCACGGGCGACCCCGGCACCGGCTCTGAGAAGTACACCCCGCCCAAAATTTTCTGATAAACATGATAAACAAAGGAGTATGAATTATGCCTCGTATTAACGCACTGAACATCCTGCTGGAAAGCGACGGCAAGGAATATCTTGCCGAGCTGTACGGCAAAACCATTGAGGGCGTCCAGAAGGCGCTGATCTCCGGCTCCATGAAGAACATGGACCTGTCCGGCGATCCTGTTTCTGGCACCGTCGAAGCCAAGCGCTTCGTCAACGCCACCCCCAAGAACTATGGCACCGCGCGTACCGCAGGCAAGGGCGACGCCGTGAAGGCGAAGCCCGTCACTGTCGCCATCGACACTGACCGCGAGATCGTCGAGGAGCTGGAAGAGAAGGACGTTCGCCTGTACGGCGTTGACGGCGTTCTGGACCGTCGTTCCGCAAACCACATCCTGCGTATGGCTGCCGAGCTGGACAATGTGTTCTTCGCCGCTGCTGCTGGTAAGGCCACTGTGCTGAACCTGTCCGCCTACAAGGCCATCTCTGACGAGCTGGAAGCCATCATTCAGGAGTGCGAAACCACCCAGAATGACTTCGTGGACGGCGTGCCTCGCTCCATGATGCATCTCGTTCTGTCCCCGAAGTATTACGGCATGATCCGTAATGACCTCGACAAGCAGACCAACAACGCGAATGTGAACACCGCCGCCGAGGAATTCCTTGTGTGGCACGGCGTCCGCGCGTATAGCTGCGTCCACCTTCCCGCTGGCTGCAACTATCTGCTGCTGGTTGACGGTGCTGTTGCCCAGCCTGTCATGGCCGACCAGTATGTCGCCGAGAAGATCCCTCTCTCCAACGCCTACGGCGTCGAGCTGTTCTACCACTACGGCACCACCGTTGTCATGCCTGACCTGATCTTCAAGCCCGGCGTGTTCACCAAGGCGACCACCTACGTTGCCGGTACTCAGTATTACACCGAGGCCAACGGCGTGTATACTGCCGTCTCCATCACGGAGTTCGCGTCCGGCACCACTTACTACACTATGGCCTGATGTAAGGAGGACGCTATGCTGTTTCGTAACCTGAAATCGGGCAACATCGTAGCGGCCACCGATGAAACCAGCATTGAGCTGATGCAGAGGTCGGCCATTTACGAAGCCGTAGAAATCGCCCCTGCCGTCGAACCCGCGCCCGCAAAGGCAGAGGGTAAGCGCCGGAAGAAGCCCACCGAGGCCGAAACTGACGCTCCCGCTGCCGAGGTGCAGGAAGACTAAGGAGGCGTTGATATGGCATACACAGACTTTACGTTTTACGGCTCCGGCTATTTCGGGGACACGCTGACCGAGGAAACCGCCCCGAAGTGGCTTGAACGCGCCAGCGACGAACTGGACGCAATCACCTTCGGGCGGCTCACGTTCGCGTTTCCGACTGTGGAAGCCCACGCCGTCAAGGTCAAGAAGGCTGTTTGTGCCATTGCCGAAGCCCTCTACTGGATCGACGTCCAGCGGAGGGCATCTTCCGCGCAGAAAGCGGAGGACGGAAGCTATCACGGGGCTGTCGCGTCTATCTCGTCCGGACGGGAATCCATTTCCTATTCGGCGGGCGGCGCGAGCAGCTCCGTTTATGCTGCCGCCGCGACAAGCGCAGAGGCACAAACAAATCTGATCGGCAGCATTGCCGCGCAGTATCTGGCAAACATTCCGGATGCAAACGGCATCAATCTGCTGTATGCGGGAGGTGTTGGGCGTGTACCGCGACACAATAACGGTCTTTAATTACCACGCCGCAACCGGGCGTTGGTTTCCGTCCGTCATCTCCGGCGCTGACCTGCTGACCACAAAAGCCAACAGCGCGACAACTGCGGGAGGCAACAACGCCGACGCCGTGGACATCATCGTCCACTGTACGGCAGACAAGCGCGTTCCCACCGGCGCGGGGATGAAAAGCTACACGGGACCGAAGGAGTATGCCCGCTGCGACAATCCAGCGCAGCACATCACCTTTGCCCCGGAGTGCGATTTCATTTTTGCCGGTGCGTGGCCCGACGCCGAGCCGCTGACCGACGACGACTACGACGAGGGGCTGTACCACGCCCTGAACGCAGAGCGCGACGGCATCTACCTGATAAGCTCTGCGGGCTTCTACGGCCTCCTCCCTCACTTCGAGATCGGAGGGCGGTAAAATGTCCGACCTCCCGAAAATCTCCTACTCTGACGGCGGCGTACACGTCACTGTTGACCTGCGCGCGCTGGATCAGCGTATGCGCGAGGCGCAGCAATGGCTGGGCGACCGCGTGCTTGAGAACTGCAAAGCCTGTATGCCGCTGTTGACCGGCAGCTTGCAGCAGCGTTCCCACACGGAGGACGACGGGAAAAAGGTCGTCTTTTCCGGCCCGTATGCGCGCTACCAGTACGGCGGTAAGGTCATGGTGGATTCCGTAACCGGCAAAGGCCCCCGCAAAATCCCTACAGGCCCCGGTGAATACATCCTGCGTTTCCGCAAGGGCGCGAAGCTCGTTGCCACCGACAGGCCGCTGAAATACTCCAACCCGCAGGCCGTTCCGCAATGGTTTGAACACGCCAAACGGCAGAACAAGCAATTCTGGATCGACGGCGTGAAGGAGAAAATCGGAGGTAAATAACCATGCCGTCGAAAACGATCATCGACATTGACGGCTCCGAAGCCGTCAGCAAAATTCTTCTTGACCTGCTGAACAAGTTCCCCGGTCTGACCACCGGCAACAAATCCATCCTGTTCTCCACGCTCTCAGACGCTTCGGGGATCGGATTCTTTCCGATTTCCGGTGCGGCTTTGCAGAGCAGCACAGAGGACGTCACCGGACACGTCACGCAGGTCTGCCAATATCCGTTCAATGTGGTCTATCGCGCCGCCCCAAAATCCGAAACCCAGCGCATCCGCATCAAGGAATTCCTTGACGCGCTGGGCAAGTGGCTTGAGCGGCAGCCGGTCACACTGAACGGCAAGAGCCACCAGCTCAGCGCATACCCCGCGCTGCTGGCTGGCAATCGCGTCATCAAGAAAATCAGCCGCACAAGCCCCGCCTACCTCAATTCCGCCTATCAGGACGGCGTTGAAGATTGGCTCATTGCCCTGCGGCTGGACTACAACAACGAATTTGATATTTGAGGAGCTGAAATTATGCCGAAAATCGAACGCAAGTATCTTGCCCATTTTCTTGACGCCAAGTTCGGCGTCAAGACGCAGGGCGAGGAAACCTATGCCCCGAATTATACCCGTCTCGGCAAGGACCTTGAGGAGTATAACGAGGAGCTGAACCCCGATGTTGAGGTCAACAAAAACATTCTGGGCGAACAGAACGTCGTCCACAATGGCTACGAGGTGCAGTCTGAGGTTGACCCCTTCTATGCCTACAGCGGCGACCCGCTGTTTGAACGTCTCGCAAAGATCGCCAATGAGCGCCTGACCGGCGACGACTGCATGACCACGAAGGTTGACGTGCTGCTTAACAGTGACGGCACCGTGGCATGGGCCTACCGCGAAGACGTGTGGGTCGTTCCCGAATCTGTCGGCGGTGACACCTCCGGCGTGCAGATTCCCTTTACCGTGTACAACGCGGGCAACCGCGTCAAGGGCACCTTCGACCTCACCACGAAGACCTTCACCGCAGACACCAACGCTGCGGGCTAATCATCCACCCCGCCGCCCTGCGCCTAATACGCAGGGCGGCAACATTTTGAATTCAGGAGGCAATTACAATGGCTGACAAATTGGTACAGCAGAATTTCAATGAAATCATCATCGACGATGGCAGCGTAAAGGTGCCTATCCGAAACAAGCACGGGGAACAGATCGGGGAATTCTCCTTCCGACCGACCGACATTGGCATTGTGGATCGCTTCAACAGTGTTGCCGCAGAGTTCGACAAGATCGTCGAGCCGCTGGAAAGCGTCAACATCAAGCCGGACGGCACTGTGGACGAACAGAACGAAGCCGAGTTCGCAGCACTGCGTGAGGCCGAAAAGCGCCTGTACGCCGCCTGTGACAGGCTCTTTGGCGGCAATATGTCGGAGGCGTTCTTCGGCAAGATGCACCCGTTTTCCCCCATCAACGGTCATTTCTACTGCGAAAACGCGCTGTCTGCGGTCGGTGCTTATATCTCCCGCCAGTTCGACCGCGAGGTGAAGAAAGTCAACTCCCGTGTTGAGCGGTACACCCACGGCTACCGTACCGGCAAGCACAAGGGCGGTAAAAAATGATCGGAACACTGCCGCGAAGTCTTGAGGTAAACGGTAAGTTCTACCGTATTCGCAGCGATTTTCGGGACGTTTTGAAAATCGTGATCGCGTTCGGTGATCCCGACCTCGAAGACAAAGAAAAGGCTTATATCTGCCTGTTCATTTTGTTCAATGACTTCGACGCAATTCCAAAAGACGACTATGAGGCGGCCTTCAAGGCCGCTCTCGCTTTTATTGACCACAATGACAGGCCGGAGGACACGGGCGGAAAGCCTCCTCCGCGCGTCATGGACTGGGAACAGGACGAGAGCATCATGTTTCCAGCGGTCAATAAGGTTGCCGGTTTTGAGGTCCGTTCCGCCCGGTACGTCCACTGGTGGACCTTTATGGGCTACTACATGGAGATTTCGGACGGCGTTTTCGCGCAGGTGCTCAACCTGCGTCTGAAGCGCGCAAAGGGCAAAAAGCTGGAAAAGTGGGAGCGCGAATACTGGAATTCCAACCGCGCTATTTGCGCCCTACGCACGAAGCTGTCTGAAGAAGAACAGGCAGAAAAGGATAGGATCGACGCGCTACTCGGCTAAGAAAGAAGGTGGTTAAATGGCAGATCAGGCTGACGGCTCTATCATCATTGATACCGAGATAAATTCGGACGGATTTAAGGCCGGAAGCGCTGAATTGCTTGCGGCTATCAAGGCACTGTCCACAGAGGTCAAGAATCTGGGACAGACGCTGAAAGAACTTTTCAGCAAGCCGCTGACACCTGAAATCAATACAGGTGGCGCAGAGGATAAGGTTGCAGAGCTTGAGGCGAAAGTACAGGAGCTGCAAGCCTCCCTCGAAGAATTACAGAACACCAACGGCAGCGGCACGTCTACGCCGGAAACAGCTACACCGCAGGTGAACATCGGCGGTGTGACGGAAAAGGCATCCGGTTTGCAGCGTGAGATTGACGCCGTAAACAGCAGCGTGCAGAAGCTGGAACCGACCTTCCAGAAGGCCATGTCCGGCAGTGAGAGCGCTATGACCTCCTTTGAGGGGAAGGCAAGCACGCTGGAAAGCAAGATCGCGGAGCTTCAGGAACGGCTGGATGCAGTCGGTCAGACGCAATTCCCTACACAGGAATACGCAGAACTCTGTGCGGAGACTGAAAAAGCCGGTCAGAAGCTCGAATCCCTCCTCAATAAGCAGGAGAAAATGCAGGCTCTCGGCGTGAGTGAAAATTCCGCCCAGTGGAAAAACCTGCAATACGACCTTGATTTGACCGCACAGAAATATGACCGGCTCGAAGCCGCAAAGGCGAAAATGGAGGCCTCCGGCACCGCATTTCAAGCGGGCGTGGACACGACGCAATACGCGCAGATGGAATCTACACTGTCCGCAGCAGCGGCCCGTCTGGATGAAATGCGCGCCGGTACACAACAGTCGGAAAGCCTTATGAGCCGCCTCGCCAGTAGCGCACGAAATGTCGCGTCTTTCATCGGCAGAGCGGCAAAGTCGGCTGCCGGGGCGCTTGTGTCCGGTATCAAGGCCGCCGCATCCGGCATGGCAAAAATGCTGTTCCACAGCAAGAAGATGAACAGCCAGTTTGGCGGGCTGATTTCCGGCGCGAAGAAATTTGCACTCAGTTTGCTTGGCGCGCGCGGCGTCTGGGCGCTGCTGCGGAAAGCGGTCAGCGCCTATATGGCCGAAAATCAGCAGCTCTCCAATACGCTGTCCGCCTGTTGGTCGGGCATCGGAAACCTGCTGGGGCCGATCATCACGCGCATTATCAACCTTGTTGCGCAGGCCGTCGCCTATGTGACCGCGTTTCTCAAGCTCTTTGGCATCTATGGCAAGACCGCCGCCAAAGAAATCAGCAGCGCAGGCGGGGCGGCATCCAAAGCTACCGATAAGCTCAAAAGGCAGCTGGCCGCGTTCGATGAATTGAACATTCTCAGCGACAACAGCTCCGACGGCGGCGGGGGTGGAGGCGGTGCCGGTGATCTCGGAAGTCTGCCCGACGTAACGCTGCCCGACTGGGCAAAACTTATGGTCGAGCAAATCAAGGCCGGTGACTGGGCCGCAGCTGCAAACACGCTGGCAACAAAGCTCAATGAAATGGTCGATACCGTAGACTGGGCGGGCATCGGCGATAAGATCGGGTACTATTTGAACGGCGCATTGACGTTCCTTGCGACGTTCATCCAGAACTTCGATTGGAAAAACCTTGCGTCGCGCTTTGCAGAACTCCTAAACCACATCATCACTGGCGTGGACTGGGGAAATCTCGGTGTGATCCTGACCGGGAAATGGGCAATCATCCTGAAATCGCTTGATGGCTTTTTCGGTACGCTTGACGGCGCAGCAGTGAGCAAGGCCATCACGGATTTCATGTACGGGACCGTGAACGCCGCCGACTGGATCGGTATTGCGGGAAGTCTCGCAAAAAACATCAGCAATTTCATTTCGGACATTGATTTTTCGGCACTTGCCAAAGCGCTCAGTACGCAAATCAGAACGGCGCTCCAAAGTATGGTGGCTGCTGTCGAGAACTTCGACTGGGCAATGCTCGGAAGAAAAATCGCTGATTTTCTCAACGGAATTGATTGGAGCGGAATTTTCTCTGATCTGACAAAATTGCTTGGCGGCCTGCTTATCGGAGCGCTCAATCTGCTTGTCGGCTTTGTGGATCAGGTCGATTGGACCGGCCTTGCAGACGAAATCTGGGCTTGTCTCGAAAGTCTTACCACCGACATTGACTGGGACGGCTTCGGTGAATTGCTTGGCAAGTTTGTCAGTGGAGCCATAACCGGCGTTCTCGATCTCATTACGTCTCTGTTTTCAGATCATGACTGGGGCGAAATGGTGCAAAACCTGATTGGCAGTCTGGGGGAGGCACTGGGTGCGGTAATCGAAAACATTGACTGGCTCGGCTTGCTGGAATCCCTTGCGACCGCTCTTGTCAGTATTATTGTTCAGATCCCCAGCATTGTTGTAGGGGCCATTGGCGGAATATCCGACCTGCTTGCAAGTTTGTTTGAGGCAATCGGCCTCGATTCTATCGCTGGTTTCTTCCGTGGAATCGGAGACGCAATGCGCGACGCCGGTTCGTGGCTGAAAGCGCACGTCGTAGACCCCGTTGTGAACTGGGTAAAGAACCTGTTTGGCATCCACTCTCCGTCTACTGTATTCGCAGAAATCGGTACATTCCTTATCGACGGACTAAAGCAGGGCATTGCCAATGCTTGGCACAAGATCACAGACTTCTTCTCCGGCGTAATCGAAAAGCTGAAGACCTTCTTCAGTAACGCATGGAGCAGTATCAAGTCCACCGCTACCACGGCATGGGCCGGAATCAAGGGCGTTATCAGCAGTGCATGGAATGGCATCAAATCCGGTGTGTCGTCTGCCTGCAATACCGTCAAAACCGGTATCTCAAATGCTTGGAGCGCCATCAAATCTGGCACCACAAGCGCGTGGAACGGTATCAAGAGCGGGCTGTCTTCGGCTTGGACGAGCATCAAGACCACAGCATCGTCCACTTGGACAAACCTGAAAACCACTGTCAGCAACGGCTGGAACAACATTAAGGCAAACACCTCCACCGTCTGGAACGGCGTAAAAGCTACACTGTCCAGCACTTGGAGCAATATCAAGTCTACTGCGTCCTCCACTTGGAACAGCATGAAGACTACGGCTTCCAGCGCGTGGAACAGCATGAAATCCACTGCATCGTCCACATGGAGCAATATCAAGTCCTCGCTGTCCAGCACATGGAATAGCATCAAATCTACCGCGTCCAGCACATGGAGCGGCATCAAAAATGCGATTCAGAATCAGGGCTGGTCCGGCGTCGGCAGCAATATCTGTAACGGTATTGCCAACGGTATCAACTCCGGTTGGAGCTGGCTGAAAAACAAGGTTTCCAGCCTCGCAAGCAGCCTTCTCAGCGCTGCAAAATCCGCGCTGGGTATTCACTCCCCGTCGCGTCTGTTTCGTGACGAGATCGGCCTGAATATCGGTTACGGCGTCGGTGAAGGCGTGGAGGCTTCGCAGCCGTCCATCCTGAAATCCGTGTCGGGCGTCGCTGACGCAATCGCGGACGAATTCAATGCCGGTGATTATAAGGTCGGTAATATCGTCCCCACGTCTGAGGTGGACGGTGCGCTGTCCTCGTTCTCGGACAAAATCAGCGGCAGCTTCACAAGTCTGCTTGACCGGCTTCAGGCCATTGCGGATAACGTCACGTTCGCTGTTCCCGCTGTGGCGGGCGGTGTCGTGCCCTACAAGGCCGCAGCAGCCGCAGCAAGCGGCGGCGGTGCTGACATCGGCACGACCATTGAAACGTCCAATGACGCGCTCGCAAGCGTTGTTACGCAGGTCGTGACCAACGCCACCGCAGCCATTGTAACGGCCATCCAGAACTACAGCGGTACGACGGTCAACTTTGATAAAACCGCAATCGCGGAAAGCACAATCCGAGAGATCAACCGCAGAACGCGGGCGACCGGAAAATCCCCGCTCGAATAAGGAGGTGCGCACCATAAAACCAATCCTTAAAATCGGAAATCACGACTATACCGCGTGGCTGGCCGAAGACGGCCTTGCCCCGGTTAGAAATGACATCGACGCAGACGGCAGCGGGCGCAACCTCCTTGACGGGTTGATGTACCGCGCAAGGATCGCGCAGAAGGATAAATGGACGGTCAAATTCAACCGTATGCCTGAGTTGATTATGCGGTCACTTGCGGCAGACGTTGACGGCGAATACACCGACATCACCTTCCTTGACCCCAAAACCAACCGCATTATGACAAAGACCTATTACACGTCCACACTCACCTACGGTACACAGCGCTACGACAAGGGCGACAACCGTACCTATTATGAAGGCTGTACCTTCAACATGACAGAGAGGTGAGCCTATGCGTATTTGTACTGAGCGCTGGACGAAGCTCGCGGCACGCGGGCGTTTTCGGTTTGATGCAAAGGCGCGGATCAATAACAAGGATTACACCGTTATTTCCGCGCCGCGCATCGACCGCTCCCTTATGCCATCCCCGCTGTCCGTGGGCAACTGCATATCGGCTACACTTAACCTGTCGATTCTTACGGACGACACCATCACCGCAAAAAGCCCTGTCGTCATTATGGGACGTCTGACGAATGACAAAACCGCCACCGAGTGGAAGGAGTTCGGCACATTCTATATCGACCAGCGCGACACCAGCTTTGCGGGGCTTGTGACCATCGACTGCTACGACGCCATGCTCAAGACCAACCAGAATTATCTGGACGGCAGCGACACCGCCGCCAACTGGCCGAAAAGCATGAAGTCCGTCGTAGAGGAAATCGCATACCGAATCGGCGTCGGAATTGACCTGCGAACACGGATCAAGACCGGCGCTGATTACGTTGTGCCATACCCCAGCGGAAAAACCATGTCGCAGGTGCTGGGGTATATCGGGGCCTGTCACGGCGGCAACTGGATCATCACAGAGGAAAACCTTCTGCGGCTGGTCCCGCTCACGACCGCCCCCGACGAGACGTTCCATGTCATCGACGAGGACTACAACAAGATCACGCTTGCCAACGGCGCAGGCAATCAGCCGGTGCGTCTGGCCTACAAAGAGCAGACCATCTTCAACGCCGTGCTCCCTGTCCCGTCCGGTGTGCTGCCCGGCAGCAGCGACAACGTGCAGCGGTCCTACTTCATCACCGACGAAAAGGGGAACAAAATCGTCACGCCGGAGGGCTACTACCTTGTGTGGGACACCGACGCCAATATGGCGAAAAAGGTTTCCTTGCAGGCGGGCGTTATCAACATCCCCGTCGTCTGTGGCGAGATCACGACCGGCACGCAGATCACTGTGACCGGCGTGACACTCAACAGCGACAGCGGGGAGAGCTACACGGCGGGAAACGACAACGGAACGATGCTCACCATCGACAGCAATCCATACGCCACACAGGGCATTTGCAACGACCTGTACGCGGCTTTTAACGGGCTGGTGTATTTACCCTTTACGGCAACAAAATCGCTGTACGATCCGGCTACGGAGCTGGGCGACCAAGTAAAAATCGGTGAGCTTGTCCACAGCGTCATGTTCAACGTCAAGCTCACGCTCGACCACAATTTTCGGGCGGACATCGAAGCCCCGAACAGCGAAGAACTCAGCGAGGAATACCCATATCTGTCCGAGGTGCAGCACCTGAAGCAGACTACGGAGGAGCTGAACGGCGCAATCAAGAACGCCGCAAAAGAGCTGGCGGGCAAGGTCGATGATACCGCGCTGGCGGCTGAGATCGAGCGCGCACAGGGCGTGGAGGTCGCTCTCAGTGAACGCATAGGCAACGAGGAAACCCGCGCCAAAGGCGCAGAGGACGGCCTATCTAAGCGCATCAAGAGCATTGAGGATTCTTCCCCCGGCGCTCTTGCACAGCGTGTCTCCACGCTGGAAACCACCGTTTCGGGGCATACGCAATCCATCTCCGCGCTGAACACGACGATTTCCAACCATGCGTCGAACATCTCGCAGCTTGCGGAGCGTGTGCAAAATGCCGAGAGCGACATCGACGCGCTGCAATCCACCGTGGGCGGGCATACGACAACACTTTCAAAAATGCAGGGCACCGTTACCGACCTGCAAACGCGCCTGACCACCGCCGAGGGCACCGTTGCGGCGCATGACACCGCGATCTCGGAGCTTCAGACAAAGGTGTCCAATATTGAGGCTGCCCTAATCGACATCTACAACCGGCTGAACGCGCTTGACAGCGGCGGCACCGGAACTTAACCATAAGGAGGAAGAACATGGCTGACAAAAGAATCGCTGATTTTGCGACGCTTGAGGAAGCACAGGACGACGATCTCCTGCTTGTCTCGTCCGAAGACGAAACCTATAACATGAAATTTGGCACCTTCAAGGAGGCCGTGCGGGGCGACGCAGACCGTGCCGCTGCGGCGGCGGAGGCCGCCAAAGCCGCCGCCCAGCTCGCAACCGGCGTGTCTGACGAAGCCCTGAAAGCCGCCGAAGCTGCTGAAACCAAGGCGCAGGAAGCCAAAACGAAGGCGACGCAGGCAGCAGCCAACGCACAGGCGGCTGCGCAGTCCGCGAACTCCGCGCAGGAATCCGCCGCACGCTCTGAGCAGGCGCTTCTGGACGCAACGGAAGCCGTCGCATCTATCAATGAGTTTGCCGAGGATTTCAACAACCTGAAAACCACTGTAAAGGGCAAGGTTGACGACGCCTATGTTGAGGACGGCTACCTGTATATGACCGCCGACGACGAGGTCGTTGTCGGCCCGCTGGGGCCGTTCTCTGGCGGTGGTGGAGGCGGCGGCGGGGACGCTGGCTCCCTGATCCGAATTGTCAATAAGCTGACCTCGCGGGCGTTCTCCGTGATGAACGGCGCGACCGTCGAGATCAAATTCAACTGGACGTCCACCGATACTTCCGACGAACAGCCCACCGGCGATGGCTCGGCAACATGGCGCATCAACGGGACGAAGGTAGCTACACAGGCGGTGTCGCAGGGCGATTGCGCCTTCGACGTTACGAAGTACCTCACCCCCGCAAGCGCGAACACGATCAAGCTCACCATTGAGGACGCCTATGGCAATAGCAAGTCCTTCACATGGACCGTCACCGTGTCCACCTATGATCTGGCATGGAATCTTGGCACCCTTGCTTTCCACGGGTCCAGCGTACTTACTGTGCGCCTCACACCCACCGGAGAGGGCACGAAGACTATCCACATGACCGTGGACGGCACGGAGGCGTTTACGCGCGAAGTCACCACTACGGGGCGCTCCGTCACTGCGACGATTGACCCCACGGCGCTTGAGTTGACGCACGGCGCACACACCGTCGAGGCATGGCTTGAGGTCACAGCGGGCGGCGAAGTCGTCACGACTACGCACCTGCGCCATGTCGGTATCTGGACGAAATCGGACGACAATACGCCGGTTATCGCAGTGTATCAGAGCGCAATCGAAATCCAGCAGTTCGCCACCGGAAGCATCAATTACATGGTGTATGACCCCACCAGCACCACGGCGACTGTCCGTCTGCTGGAAGGCTACAATACCCTGTCCACGCTGACCGTTGACCGCACCATCCAGACGTGGGCGTACCGTGCTACTACGGTCGGCACGATCAACCTCTCCATCCGCACCGGCGAGAGTGTCGTTGCGCCGATCACCGTCACCTGTACCTCTCTCGGCTATGACATCAACCCTGTCACGACCGGCCTTGCCGTTGACCTCGATCCCACCGGACACAGCAACAGCGAGACGACCGCAAAGCAGTTCGGCTACAAGGACGGCGACGGCACGAATCATCCGCTGACCTTCAGCTCCAATTTCGATTGGATTAACGGCGGATTTCAGATCGACGCAGAGGGCGTCACCGGCTTTGTGGTCAAGCGCGGCACCTACGTTCAGCTTGACCGAAGCCTGTTCAATGACAACGCCGCGACCTCTGGCAAGGAAATCAAGGTCGTGTTCAAGGCTACTAACGTCCGCGACTATGACGCTGAGTTCCTGACTTGCGTATCTGGTGGCATTGGCCTGAAACTTCAGGCGCAGCAGGCGGTTTTCAGCTCTGAGTTGACCAACGTCGAAATCCCGTATTGCGAGGACCGCAAAATCGAGCTGGACGTCAGCATCGAGGCCAGCAACGAAAACAAGCTGGCCGTGGTCTGGCTTGAGGGCGTACCGTCCAGAGCGTTTGCGTACACCGCAAATGATAACTGGATGCAGTCCGACCCGCAGAACGTGAAGATCGGCTCTGACGACTGTGACATCTGGATTTACCGTCTGAAGATGTACAGCCACAGCCTCACACGATACGAAATCCTCGACAACTTTGTTGCGGACTGCGGCAACACCACGGAAATGGTCGCCCGTTACCTCCGCAATCATATCTTCAACACGGACGGCTCTATCAATGTCAATGAGCTGGCAGCAGCAAACCCGACGCTACGTATTCTCAAGATCGGTGCCGACCGTATGACCGTTGGCAAGTCCGACGAAGTGGTCTGCACGGTCGATCTCGTCTATACGGACGGCGGCAGCACCTACAATTTCCACGCGACCGGCGTCATTATGAAGGGTCAGGGTACGTCCTCCGCCGCATACGGCGAAGCTGCCCTCAACCTCGACCTCGATTTCAGCAAGGCCATTTGGGAGAACGGCGCGGGTGAGCGCATCGAGACGTTCGCCATGACGGAAAACGACATTCCCGTGTCGTACTTCAATATCAAGCTGAACGTGGCATCCAGCGAGAACGCGAACAACACCGTTCTGGCCGACGACTACAACAACTTCCAGCCCTTCCTGTCCGAAGGCCGCCGTGCTGACGCCCGTGTCCGCGATACCGTCAAGGGCTACCCCTGCGCGGTGTTCTTCACCAACACCGGCACAAACGCCGTGAGCGTCGGCGCACGGTCTGTCGGCGCAGGCGCTACGATCCTGTATGGCAACGGCGACATGAACAACAGCAAAAAGAACTTTGCAGTGTTCGGTCAGACCGGCGAACGTCCGCTTCAGTGCTGCGTCGAGATTTCCAACAACATTGCCAGCCAGTGCCTGTTCAAGTCTGCTGACCTCACCGCCGAGACGTGGGACGGCAACGGTGCCTTTGAGTTCCGCTATCCCAAAAAACCCACCGCAGAGATGAAGGCAGCATTCCAGACCATGCTGTCGTGGGTGGTTTCCACCGATACCACCGCTCCGACCGGTAACGCGCTTAGTGCGCCCGTGACCTACGATGGGACGACCTACACGAACGACACGAAGGAGTACCGCGCGGCGAAGTTCAAGGCCGAGGTCGGCAACTACTTCACCGTGGACAGCCTGCTTTACCACTACCTGTTCACCGAGCGCCACTGCATGATCGACAACCGTGCCAAGAACGTTTTCATCTCCTATGAGTACGATCCTGACGTGCAGGACTACCGCTGGAACGTCTGCAAGGACTACGATAACGACACCGCAGACGGCAACGACAACGAAGGCGGTCTGACCTTCAGCTACGGCCTTGAAGACACCGACAGCGTGGGCACCAAGCCTGTATTCAACGCCTCGTCCTCTGTACTCTGGTGCAATGTCCGTGACTGCCTTGGCGCAGAGCTGGAAGCCATGTTCAAGGACCGAGAGGCGGCGGGTGCGTGGAGCGCCGAACGCATCCTTGCCAAATTTGCCGCGCATCAGGCGGCGCGCCCGGAAGCGTTGGTGGCCGAAGATATGTGGGGCAAATACTTCATGCCCTATATCAACAACGGCAACACCGCGTACATTGACATGATGCAGGGCAACAAGACCGACCAGCGTACCCAGTTCGAGACATACCAAGAGGGCTATATGTCCTCCAAGTATTACGGCTCTGTGGCCGTGAACGATAAAATTCAGTTCAGAGGCAACACCCCGAACGAGTGGGCGGGTGTCACGCCGACCGGCAACTTCTCCATCACCCCGTATGCCGACTGCTATATCATCGTCAAATACGGCTCCTACAGCGTCCGTAAGCGCGCGAAAAGAGGCACGGCATATGAGATCATCTGCCCCGTTCAGGAGGCGCTGAGCGACACGGAAATCTATGTCTACCTCGCTTCCAATGTGGTTGAGATCAGTTCCATTGCCGGTCTGTACTGCCAGTTCATCGACCTTCAGGGCGCACGCCGTCTGCGCAGCTTCACCGCAGGCGCGGAGGCAGACGGCTACACGAACAAGAACCTGACGTCTATCAGCGTCGGCGCAAACACGCTGCTCGAATACCTCGACCTGCGCGGAACGCCGGAGCTGAAGCAGGCACTTGACCTGTCCGCCCTCACCTCCCTGAAAACGCTTCTGCTGACCGGCAGCGGCATTACCGGCGTGACCTTCGCGCTGGGTGCTCCTGTCGAGACGGCCAAGCTCTGCCCGCTGAACAGCCTGATTGCCCGGCAGCTCTCGCACCTGACCGCGTTTGCTATGGACGGCTCCAATCTCCGCACGATCTGGGTCGAGGACGCCGCAGCAATTGACACCTACGCGCTCGTGAGCGCGGCGGCAAGCCTCAGTCGTGGCCGTCTGCCGGATGTCAGTTGGTCGATGAACGACGCCGATGTGCTGCTTCGCCTGAAAGACCTCGCCGGTCTGGACGAGACGGGCAACCCCGCTACGGAATTCGTCCTCAAAGGCGCAGCGCATATCGCCGTCGTGTCGCAGGCCGAATTGACTACCATCATGGCGCGGTTCCTCAATCTGTCCGTAACCTACGATCAGATGGTCAGCTCCTGCACCGTCACGTTCAAGAACTACGACGGCACGGTCCTGAACACTCAGACCGTCCGCAAGTACGGCGCGGCGAAAAACCCCATCACTGCCGGTCTGATCGACACGCCTGTCAAGCCCTCCACTGTCGATAAGGTGTTTACCTTCATCGGCTGGGATCAGCAGCTCACATACATCCTCGAAGACCTCGTTGTGACGGCGCAGTATTCCGAGGCGACGCGGTATTACACCGTCCGTTGGTACAATGGCACTCAGCTTTTGCAGACTGACACTGTGGCAGCGCATGACGGCGTTTCCTTCCGTGGTGGTGAGCTGACGTCCTCCACCGGCTCTATCTGGATGGGCTGGGACGCGCTGACGAACGATGTCACCAGTGACATTGACGTTCACGCGGTGTTCATCACGCCTACGCTGCCGGACACCGTAGCGACCAACTTCGACTACCTGTACAGCGACGACGCGAACGACAACAGCGGCTACACGCTGGCGGAGTTCTACGGCATCATGGAGACAGGCAAGGCGAAGGACTACTTTGCAGTCGGTGACAAGATCAAGATTGTTCCGACGACCACGGTCTTTGCCGACACCTCTATCATCATGCAGGTCGCGGGCTTCAACCACTTCAAGAAGAAGGACAGCGACGATTTCGCCGGTGTCGTCTTTGCCATGCTGGGTATTATGAACGCCAACCACCAGATGAACAGCCAGAACACCAACGTCGGCGGCTGGGCGTCTTGTGGTATGCGGACATGGCTCAATGAAACCATCTTTGCCGCGCTGCCGCGTCAGTGGCAGTCCATGATTAAGATAGTTCAGGTGCGATCCTCCATTGGTGACACGAAGGCAGACATCAGCACCAGCAACGACCGCCTGTTCCTGCTGTCCCGTGCCGAGGTGGGCTTCAATGTCAACGACGTGCCCTACAAGGACGAGGTAGACCCCGACGCCGAAAACGTGACCTTCGCATTGTTTACTGACAACAATTCGCGTATCAAGAAAACGTACAACGGCACCGGTTCTGCTTCCAACTGGTGGCTGCGGTCGCCTGAGGCGTCGTCGTCTTCGTCTTTTGCCAATGTGTCCAACAGCGGTTACAGCAACAACCTCAACGCGTCCAACTCTTACGGCGTGGCGTTCGGCTTCTGTATATAATCTGTGCATCTTGGGTATCTGGCCCCCTTTGTGGGGCCAGATACAGGCGCACAGGCTCCCGGCCTACGCCCCTATATCGCCGCGTAAGCGGCGCGCGAAATTTTTGAAAATTCACACTTCTCGTCTGGAAATTGGGGGGGGCGTGTGATATAATATAATTTACGAACTTTTCAACAAAAATGAGGTGGTGCCCTTGTCTGTAATCAAAAGCAAGCGCTCTACGTCCGACATGGAGTTTCTGGCGACCGCGAGGAAGTTAGAAATTTACACGATTCAGAAATGCGTGAATTTCCCGAAGCGATACACCTTTTATGTATCACAGCCTCTGGCTGCTGCGGCGACACGCATTTATGAGGACGTGAAACGCGGTAACAGCATATACCCATTGAATCAGCATGAGGTTCAGATCAGGCGCAACTACTTCCTACACGCCAACGCTGAGCTTCAGAGCATGATTTCTCAGCTTGAGGTGGCGCAGGAGCTATTCGGCATCGAAATGGACACCCTGAAATACTGGATGGACATTGTAGATACCGAAATCCGGCTCGTGAAAGCTGTACTGAAAAGCGACAGGGCACGGTACAAGGACCTGCCCTGATAAGATTATAGGTTAAGCGCTGCACAAATTGCCAGTTCTTCGACGAGGTTGACTTCCAACTGGTGGCTGCGGTCGCCTGAGGCGTCGTCGTCTTCGTCTTTTGCCAATGTGAACAACAACGGTAACAGCAACAACAACAACGCGTCCAACTCTTACGGCGTGGCGTTCGGCTCCTCTCGTGCCAGACAAAGTAACCTTCGGGGTGAAATCCGTGCAGAGTGGAGAGAAGGAGCGCTTGACCTTCCTGCAAAGGTAAATATATGCCCTGATGCGTCCGGGCGGACGCTGCTTGCATGGTACGGATTGCAGGTCATTCCGTATTTCATGCCCGGTGACGCTATGTGCCTACTGCAACCTGCCAACAGGCATACGGGGCAAGCGAGGTTTCTTATGACAAGCGAAGAACGTAGAGAAGCAAGGTATCAACGCCGCGCTGCCGCACGGCGAGCAAAGCGGGACGCCGCCTGCGCCGAGCACGATAACTACGACGAGGTGTTCAGCTATAAGCACCTCTATCAATCGTACAAGTGCTGCCGTCGCGGTGTGTCGTGGAAGGCCAGCGTCCAGAAATACACGGCCAACGCGCCGCTGAACATCCTGCACGCATACAACCAGCTCGCAGCCGGGAAATTCAAAAGCCCCGGCTTTTACGAGTTTGACTTGTATGAGCGCGGGAAGCATCGTCATATCCGCAGCACGGTCATAAGTGAGCGGGTCGTCCAGCGCTGCCTGTGCGACAACGCCCTTGTGCCGGTCCTTGAGCGTACCTTTGTCTATGACAACGGTGCCAGCATGAAGAACAAGGGATACGATTTTGCCGTGCGCCGGATCACGCAGCACCTCCACGAGCACTACCGGAAATACGGCAATGAGGGCTATATCCTGCTGTTCGATTTCTCTAAATTCTTCGACAACGTTTCCCATGAGGTCGTGAAAGCGATCCTGCATAAGGAATTCACCGACGAACGGCTCCTTGCGCTCACAGAGCATTTCATCGACGCTTTCGGCGATAAGGGTATGGGGCTGGGCAGTCAGATCAGTCAGGTGCTGGCCCTCGCCTCTGCAAACCGTCTTGACCACTATGTCAAGGAGGTTTTGCAGGTGCGCGGCTATGGCCGGTACATGGACGACGGCTACCTGATCCACACATCTAAAGCCTATCTTCAAAACTGCGTGGCACATATCCGGGCGATATGCGCCGAGCTTGGCATTACCCTGAATGAGAAGAAAACGCAGATCGTCAAGCTGAGCCACGGCTTTTCTTGGTTGAAGGTGCGTTTCTTCATCACAAAAACCGGCAAGGTCGTCCGGAAAATCTATAAGCGCAGCGTCACGAAGATGCGTCAGAAAATGAAAAAGTTACACAGGAAATACTTGTGCGGCAAAATGACCTTCGCGGACATCTATGCGACGTGGCAAAGCTGGCGCAGCTATGCCGCGCGATTCAACGCATGGCACACCATTCAAAACATGGGCGCACTGTACACCAACCTTTTTATAAACAGCAAGGAGGACTGCTATGGTCTACTTCAAAATCCTGTCTGCTGACGGCACGGTCAAGAGCGTGGAAGCGCTTGCCGATCCCGTTTATGTCTGTTGGCAGACCCGCAACGGTATTCTTATCCGGTGCGACAAACGGGACGCGCAGGGCGTCATGTCCGGCGACGGGAACACAATCTATCAGCTTCAGGGGAAGCAGCTAAGCGGCGTTGAGAGTGACGAACTTCTCAGCGCCGTTTCTATTACCCTTGCGGAGTATGAGGAGCTTGCGGCGCAGATCGGCACCACGGACCCCGACGACAATACACCGGTCAATCCGCCCGACGACCCCGGAACGGAAATCCTCACTCGCGCACAGCTCACCGAAAAGGTGCTGGCCCTCGAAGATGAGCTGGCAGCGGCAAAAATCCTGCTGGGGGTGACGGACGAATGACGCTGAAAGCCCTCGCACAAAAGCTGCGGCCTCTGATTGAAACCGCAGCACAGAATTTTGACGACACGACCGCCCTTGAGGCGGTCGAACTTTTCCCGGCGTGGAAGACCGGCACCGTGTACACCACGGGGCGACGGGTCCGACATGGCGGGATTCTTTATACCGTTTTGCAGGATCACACCGCGCAAGACAGCTGGACGCCCGATGCGGCACCGTCCCTTTTCGCAAAGGTGCTTATCCCTGATCCCGACGTTATCCCCGAATGGGAGCAGCCGGACAGCACCAACCCTTACAAGAAGGGGGATCGCGTCCGATTTAATGGAAAGGTTTACGAGAGCCTTATAGATAACAATGTGTGGTCGCCTTCTGCTTATCCTGCCGGTTGGAGGGAGGTGTCCGCATGACCCTGAAGGATCTTCTTCTGGGCGGCGGCGGCAGTCTGTTCGCGCTGCTGACCATCCTGCAAATCAGCCCCATCAAGATCAACCCGTGGTCTGCGCTGGCCCGCTCGATTGGCCGGGCGCTCAACAAAGATGTTCTGGACCGGCTCACCACTTTGGAGGTCGAACAGAAGGAAATCAAATCGGAGCTGGCCGCCCAAAAGGCGCTTTCCGATAAGCGCGAGGCCAACGGCTGGCGAGCAGACATCCTCCGCTTCAACATGGAGCTTGTCGAGCATACGCGGCACACACGGGAGGACTACATCGAGATTTTGGACGTCATCGACAAGTATGAAAAATACTGTGATAGCCACAAAGACTACGAAAACAACCGTGCCGTCCATGCAATCGCCAATATTGAGCGCTGCTACGACGACCGGCTGAAAAATAATGACTTTGCATAAGGAGGAAATCACTATGAACCCCGAAACCGAAACCACCATCGAAACCACCGAGGCGGAACTGACCGCCGAAGCTCTGGACGAGCTTTCCAACAACAAAGGGGAGGACTAAATCATGAGTTACACGAATTCGCCGATGGTGAGCTACACGAAGCTCAGCCCGAACCACAGCGGGCAGCGCACCCACAGCATCGACCGTATCACGCCGCACTGCGTAGTCGGCCAGTGCAGCGTGGAGACGCTGGGCCGCATCTTCACGCCGACCTCCAAGCAGGCCAGCTGCAACTACGGCATCGGCCTTGACGGTCGTGTTGGTATGTACGTCGAGGAGAAAAACCGCAGCTGGTGTTCCTCCTCCAATGCCAACGACCAGCGAGCCGTGACCATCGAGTGCGCCAGCGACAGCACAGAACCGTATGCGTTCAAGGATGTGGTCTATCAGACCCTCATCAAGCTCTGCGTGGACATCTGCCAGCGCAATGGCAAAACCAAGCTGCTTTGGCTGGGCGACAAGGACAAGACCCTGAATTACGCCCCCAAGGCCGACGAAATGATCCTGACCGTCCACCGCTGGTTTGCCAACAAGAGCTGCCCCGGCAACTGGATGTATGCCCGCATGGGCGACCTTGCCGAGAAGGTCACTGCGGCGCTGGGCACTGCGGCAGAGCCGGTGAAGCCCACCACCCCTACCACTCCCAGCACCATCAAGAAGGGCGACGTCGTGCGCATCCTGTCCGGCGCGACCTACTACAGCGGCAAGGCAGTCCCGAACTGGGTAGCCGCCAAGCAGTGGATCGTCCGCGAGGTCAGCGGCGACCGCGCCGTCATCGGCAAGAGCGTGGACGGCAAGAACGCCATTTGCAGCCCGATCAACGTCAAGTTCCTGTCCGTCGTGGGCGGGGCGGCTACACCGACGCCCAGCTTCAGCGCGTACCGCGTGAAGATCACCGCCGACGCCCTGAACATTCGCAAAGGCCCCGGCACCGGCTATGGCACAAATGGCTGCATCCGTGACCACGGCGTTTATACCATCGTCGCGGAGAGCACGGGCACCGGCGCGACCAAGTGGGGCAAGCTCAAATCCGGCGCAGGCTGGATCAGTCTGGATTACACCAAAAAGGTGTAAATACATATCGAAAAGGAGAATATCACCATGACTAACGTTATCATCGAAAACCTTGTGCAGATCGCGGCAACCCTGCTCATTACCCTGATCGGCGTTCTGGGCGCGTGGCTGTCTACCAAGCTCGCCAAGCGTGAGGAGCTGAAGAACATCTCTACGGCCACCAATGAGGTCATTCACGCCGCCCAGCAGACCGTCCTTGAGCTTCAGCAGACCACCGTGGAGGGCATGAAGAAAGCCCACGCGGACGGCAAGCTGACCAAAGATGAAATTGCTGAGTTGGGCAAGCTTCTTATTGACGGCGCTATGGCTAAGATGTCTGACACCTCTAAAAACCTGCTCAACGCTGCCGGTGTGGACATTTCCGCTATCATTCGCGGCGCAGGCGAAGCCCTCATTGCGCGGATGAAATAACCGAACTACAGGGGTTACAGTCAGGCGCACTATGGCTGTAACCCCTGAATTTATGTAACGCCTGTGCCGTTACAAAGCGGAAAAACGTAACCCCTGATTGTAACGCCTGTTGTAACCCCGAAAAGCCTTGAAACAAGGCGCTTTTCGGCTTGATGTTACAATGTTACATACTTTTTCTATTGAATACCTGAAATAAAGAGAAAACGACATACGCGCATCATAGCGCCTATATGCACGCGCGTTATAGGAAAAAGGCCACCGAGTGTAACCCTGCACTCGGTGGCCTTATTTTTTTTTGCCCTCTGTGACAGTAGAAAAAATAAATTCAAATATTTGCTCCTAACCTCTTGACAAGTTCAAATGTTTGCACTATACTAATAGCACACAGAGCAATTATTTGAACTCAACAGGAGGACAAGAAAATGAAGGTCAAAGAAACACGCTGGATGGACATGGACGATCTGCGGGGGCTGTGCATCAAGCACGGGTGGTTTACGCGGGGTGACTGCAAAGCCTACGACAAGCTGCTGAAAATGCCGTATGACGCTAAAGGCAGTCGGCGGAACATCACCACGACGATTCTCTGCAACATGGCGCGGGCCATCATGCAGTACAGCGATCCCGAAACCTATGAAATCCTTGAGTTTGACGGCATCCTGTATTGCCTTGGTGAAATCTGCCACACCTGCTTTTCCGTTGAAGACTGAATGGAGGTAACGAAAATGTTTAAGATCAACAGCTACACCGACCTGAAGGTCGCTTACGAAATCCTTGAGATCGCTTATGAGAGCGGCAGGAGCCAGAAGGCCGCTGACCTCAAGCGCGAAATGCGCGCATTCTTCCACCGCCCCGTCTCTGAGCGCCGCATCATTCAGGATGACGGCATCGACGGCTATACGGAACTGCTGCCGCTGCCCGAATACATCGAGACGGTGGACGAAGCCGTCAGCTACTTCGAGGACTACGAATACCGACCCTATTACCCGTCCGCCTATGACTGCACCGGTCAGGCATTCACAAGCTGGTACAAGGTCTTCGTTCGTGGTGGTCGCTTCTGGGCGTACCACCGTGTCAGCGTGGATGTCTGACCGGACTTGATTGACTTGTACCATCGAGAACGATAGCCGAAACGCCCAGACGGGCGTCTGCCGGAACCGCCCCACCGGCACTGAAGATGGCAGGGCAACGGAGGTAAAAACATGAAAACGTATGTGGTCTATTTCTTCATCAAGGCAAACCGGACAGAGTATCTGGCCGACGTCGTTGTCGAAGCTCCCACGGCAAAAGCCGCCTGTGCGCTTTGCAAGGACTGGTATTTCAAGACGACCGGCAAGAACGCTTTCCGGCCCACAACGAAGCTGAGCGACGAGGACCGAAAGTGGTATGAGGATCATAGCCGCGTCAAGCACTTCGACGCGACGCTGAAACCGAACGGAGGTGACAATCGTGGTTGAGGCGTACCGTTACCGTGGCCGTGCGGCCAGTGCTCCCGATGCAGCGTGGACCTACTTCGACGCTTATTCGGACACCGGCGCGATTATGGCCTTTTGCAGCATGACCGGCGTCCAGCAGAGTGACGCCGTGATTGATGCTTGGGACGACGACTTTCACTTCTGGTACAACGTAACTTCGGGAGGTGTTATGTATGGCAACCTATGAGATCATCCGCGAGGCATACGACGTACCGGCCTGCTGGGAAACGACCCTCGGCGGTCAACGCTGGTGGATCACCCGCACTGCGGAGGCGTCCTTCACCGTGGAAACCTGCCTTGAGGTGCGGTACGGCGACATCGAGGTTGTGGCCGTCAAGACGTGCCGCAGTCTGGCGGCTGCCCAGAAGTGGCTGGAACAGCACTGGCGTGACTGGGTGCCGGACGAACGGTGCGAGAGCTACACACGGGAGGGAACATTGTGAGAATCGCAGATCAGAAGCGCGCGGACTTTGTGAAGCGGTTTCGCAGCCTGTCCCGTCGTTTCCCGCTGTGGCAGGTGTGGAGCGACTTCATCACCATGTTCGCTATTGCGCTTTCCAACGCTGTAGATAGTCGATACCGCACGGAGCGCGAGGCAATGTATAAGCGGATCATCGAGAAGTACGAGAAGGCAGAGCGCACAGTGTTCCCTGAACTGGTAGAGGATGTGGTCAACGCCTTCGACGCCGACCGGGAGCAGGATTTTCTGGGCAGCGCGTACATGGAATTGGAACTCGGCAATCACTGGATCGGCCAGTTTTTCACACCCTATGACATCTGCCGCTGCATGGCGGAGATTACCACCGGCGACGTCGTGGAGCAGATCAACCGCGACGGCTTCGTCACGCTGAATGACTGCGCGTGCGGAGCGGGGGCTACACTGATCGCGGCGGTGAATCAGATCGAAAAGCAGCTGCTTGAGGCAAAAAGCCCGCTGCGCTGGCAGAATCACGTCCTTGTGACGGCGCAGGACCTCGACTTCACAACGGGGATGATGTGCTATATTCAGCTCTCGCTGCTGGGCTGCGCGGGTTACATCAAGATCGGCAACACCTTGACCGACCCCATGCACGACGGAGACGACCCTACGGCCTACTGGTACACGCCCGGCTACTTTTCGTCCGTGTGGCAGCTTCGGCGCATCTTCCGGAGCATGGACAATCTTTTCAAGGAGGCGGGATAATGGATGACAAAAAGGTCAAATACGACGCGCTTGACGCCATGTGGGCGTTCGTGCGTATGGGCGGTTATCAGCTTCACCCAGCGGACATTTCTTCCCTAAAGGACCACTGCGAGCAGCTTCGGCACCTGCTGACGCAGAAAACAGCGGGACAGCGACGCGATAAGAGGGATGACATCGACTTTCATGAGCTGGACGCAATCACAAATAACATCGTAATCGGGGCAATGGTTCTCTATATGAGCGGAAGCCTCGATGCACTGACACCGAAGGAGGCACCGCACCGTGAAAAAGAGCGTAATTGAAGCCCGGCAACGGGCGCTGGAAAACAGCGAAGTCGCGCCGGGTATTCTGATCCGGGTGATGGATAAGCCGCACCAGCACGCCGTCATCTGTTCGCACCCGAAGGTTTACCGTGAGAGGGTGCTTGACGGCTGGCACACAGTCGCGGCATTTCGGAACGGCGAGGAGGTGAAAATCTAATGCGAATTGACAACATGACAGACCGGGAAATCGTCGCGGCCTGCGCCGTGGATTTCCGGCGCAAGGCACAGGAGGCATACGACGCCTACCAGAGCACCGGCATGAAGCGGTATGACAACGCCTATCACAAATACGAGGCTCTGGCAGACGCCCTTGACCGTGACGTTCAAAAAGCCGACACCCGGCAGGCCGCCGCGTCCCTCAAATCCGAGTTGATTATGCTGGCATCGGCGGCAAGCAGGGCGAAGCTGCCCTCCGCGCCGGAAGGCGCGTTGTTGGCGCTGGCAAAAGAGGTTATCGCAGTCGGACGACTGTACGGTTATGACGGGAAGGAAGATTGAATGAACTGTCACGGCTGCAAATGGCTCGACCGTTACAAGAAGGACGGGAACGGCTACTGTTGCATGGTGGTCCGGAGTAAGACCCAAACATCCAAAGTTCGCAGGCCGGATATGGAGCGCTGCGAGCTGTACAAGCCCGGCGACTGGAAAACCCGCTGGGAGACAGAGCTACACGAAGGAGGAAAACAAGAATGAAGTACAACAGTGTTGAGGAATGGAAGGCGGAGGCGACGCGCCGATTTGGTCCTGATATGCTCAAGTGGCGTTTCCGCTGCCCTATGTGCGGTCACGTCGCGTCCGTGCAGGACTTCAAGGATGCCGGGGCAAAATCTCCGAGCTGCGCCTATCAGGAGTGTCTGGGCCGGTACACCGGCAAGGGCGCACCGAAGAAGGGCGACAGCAGCGGCTGTGACTGGGCGGCCTACGGGCTGCTGGGCATTCCCGCTGAGCATGACATCGTTGTCGTGGCCCCCGGCGATCAGGTGGACGTATACCCGTTCGCTGACGGTGAGCAGGAGGCCGACAATGGCTGAGTATCATGTCGGCTGTGGGGCATTCGCCATATACGCGGGGACGCTGAATAGCCGCAACAAAAACCTGTGGCAAAACAAAACCGAATGTACGGATGAAGCGATCTGCGCCGTCCGGGACTACATCGTGCAAGAATGTCTTGGAGGGTTAAACTGCGAGAAAGCCACGTCGGGCGGCTATGAGTGGACGCTCAAAGATGGGCGCGTCGTCGAACTGCGCGTGACGGTCAAGGACGGAGGAAAACAATGATGGACGAATATGTTTTGAAAACGGCAGCATTGGAGATCGTCCGTAGAACTTCAGGCGATTACGCAGCGGCTTTCTCGGCCATCCGGGCGCTGCCTGCTGCCAGCGTCGTGCAGATTGGTGACTGCGAAGGTTGCGTCTGGCTGAATACACGGCACCAGAAGTGTTCCTGCTGCCGGAGGAATCGGTATATCAAGGACAACTACAAGGAGGTCGGAGTATAAAACGTGAAGAATTCTACCGTGGGAAGCGCGGCGCAAAGTACGGCATCTGGAACAGGGAGAAGGCAGTCTGGCAGTTTGACATCTGTGAGGACACGCCGTTTCTGGCCGAAGCGAGGCTACACCAGAAGATCGGTGACGACGCGAAGAAATGGCGCTTCGAGGCTCGGCGGCTGCCGGACAGGAAGATCACTCTCGTCAAGAGGGTTAAATACGCCGGTGATGTTTATAGCGCTTTGGTGGCGCTGGGCTGGGACTTAGATACTGCCGCCGCGTTTCTTGATCGTATTCCGGATGCAAAGTAAAGGAGGCGCGCTGCATGATAAGCAATAAGAAGGTCGTCGAAGCTGCGAAAACCATAGTGGATTACTGCAAGCAGCAGGACGGGTGTCAAAACTGCATCTTCCGCTCGTTTGGGTGCGATCACTGGAACTGTGCGATAGGCGCCTTTGAAATCCGGGACGTACTGTCGAACATTGAGGCGAAAAAGAAAAACCACGGCTACTTATGAGCACCGCGCGGTGTGAGAGCTACACCGGCAAATAGAAAACTGCCGCAGAGGACAATTATCTCTGCGGCAGTTTTCTTGTCAGGCCGAACACGTTTTTGAACCAAAAGAGTTCGTACCTGTGTGTTTTGGTGGACCCGAAGGGATTCGAACCCTCGACCTCTCGGATGCGAACCGAACGCTCTCCCAGCTGAGCTACGGGCCCATATGACGCGGGGCAGAAACACCCTGCTCAAATTATTATACACACTTTTCCTGAAAATGCAAGCATTTTCTTTCGCCCACGCGCAAAATTTTTCCGGACGCCCGGGGAGCACCCGTCCGGGGGAGAAATCCCCCGGACGGGACAGCGGTATG